GTCACAAAACACGTCGGCGATGGACGCCATGAATTGTTACCTCCTTCCTTCAGGTGCCATCAGTGCTGCCGGTCAGGCGTAGGTAGTCCTCAACGGTGAATGCAGGCTCGTTCGAAACCTGCTGCGCTTTCGACCCCGGTCGATACAAGGGCTCCGGGAAGTTCCGTGGATGCTTCTCCAACGCATCCTTCGTCTTGCTCCACAACAACACCTGCGCAACCTCGATGAGGCTGGTGAGCTGATGCGTGTCCGCTGTCCACCCCTCATTCACGACATGGAACACAGCCGTCCCTGGGGGGGCGTACACCACGAACTGGACGAACTGATCAAGTGGGAGAACGTCCGTGCACACGTCATCCCACGTGTACCGGCACGCGGCGAGGTCGCGCCCGACAGGTCCCCAATGATCCTCGAGGACCCTCAGGGCGCCTAAGATTCCCCCACAGTCGTGTTCGCCCACTCAGTCCAAGCGGTCATCATGTCCGAATACTCGTCGTCGTCGAAGTCGTCGGACACCGCCAAAGCGGCGGGGGAAGCGATCTTCTCGATCATGTAGAACGTGGCCTGCCAGTCCTGCATGTGCGACATCCGACGGAAATCACCCGGCTTGATACGGCCCTTGCTGGCCGCCAATCCCACGGTGACACCACTTTTCGCGGTGTACACCATGAATTTCTCGTCGGGGTAGTCCTGCGACCAGTCATAACCCGGCTCCCCCGGTTTGACCGGAGGCGCGTCAACGGTTTCCACATCCGACTCGGCCTTCAACTTCTTCTTCGGTGCTGTCATGGTCACGCCGACAGCTGCCCATCATCGGTGCGAATGTACTTGTACTTGCCGTTGGCGTCGGGGAACATCTCCACCGTCAAATCATGCGCCAACACGGACTTGTTGTTCATCGTCATCGTGCCCTTGTTCACCACCTGCGCCAACGGAACGAAGAACTGAATCCGCTTCCCACCCGGAGAGAACGTGTCAATGATCCACGCCGACGTGTCCAAAGCGTCCGACGTCACCGAAATCGACAGTCGATTACCGTGCGTCGAATCCGCCACCGTCGCCGTCACATTCGCCGATCCGTACGCCGCCTTCGCAGCATCAGCATTCAGGAACTCGTACAGAGTGAACGACATGGTCTCGTCGAACGACTGCTGCGGGTTGGCGACGATGTCCGAACCCCACGCATAAATCTTCGTGGTGGGACGGTTCTCGTCAAACTTGATGCCATCCTCAGCGATGAACCCCAACAGCTTCGCCGTCGCATACGCGGTCGTCACCGCCGGAACGATGTCCGTGGGGATGGCCATACCGATCGGGACCTTGTACAGGCCGCCGATGGTGGGGAGATTCTTCGGTGAGGGGAGAACGACGTTGGTGGTGTTCCCGGTGAACGCCATGACTTTTCCTTCCAATGGAAAAGGCCCCCACCGTTGTGGAGGCCCGTTATAGGGGTTTGGCCGTCTGTTGGAAGGCCGGGTTATTCAGTTGTCCGCTTGTTTCCTACGTGTAGTTCGTCTTCATCACCGAAACCCAGGCGGTGATGACGTACCGCTCCAAATCTGGGTAGTCAGGGTCCTTCTGACGCGTCGGCCCGCCGGCCTTCTCCACGTCCTGCACCAACCCCTGAACGGGCATCACCGCCCACAGATCCCACGCATCGAAAGCCACACGCTCAGCGCGCTTCCCATCTGGGTCGTAGTACCGCAACTGCAACAACTGCGACGACGTAAACCGGAAAGGCTCAGCAGTGTTCAGCAGTTCCAACGTCCAGAACCGCCTACCAGTAGGCAACGGGTCAGGCACTTGCTGGGTGATGTTCGTCGGCCAACCCCGCCCCGGACACTGAGCCAGAAGGTAGTTGCGGGTCAACTGATACGCCGACGGCGTACCGAGAATCGGAATGGTCACGGCGTGTCCAGGTCGTGAATCTGGTTGCCTTGAGCGTCGTTGCCTTGTGCACGATCTGCTGCCCGGCGGCGGGCCTTCTCTCGGCGCCTCTCGAGCGCGGCTTCCTTCTTCGTAGCCTTTTCGCGGGCGGCATCTTTTCGTTGCTTGAAGAGTTCCTTGACCCCACCCGCCTGCAACTCCCGCGGAACCTCATGATCCGCAGGAACTTCAGGCGGTTCGCCAATCGGAAGGTTCTTCAAAATCGAGTGATTCACAGCCTCATGCGCGATCCCCCGCGCGGTCGTGGGCTCGATCGTCAACCTGGCCCGAGAGCCACCCATGTGAATGTCGTGGTCATACCCATCGGCGACGGGCTGCTTACGCGCCGCCTGCGCCGCGTGCAGGTCGGCATTGCACCGTTCGACGGTCTCCGTGCCGATCCGCTCCAGGAAAGCCACCATGCCTTCACACTTGCGGATCCGTTCCCACTCCGGTGAATCGTCCGGGAAGTCGACAGCGATGTTCTTCGTGATCTGCGTGCGACCCATCAGCCGGTCACGACCTCGAGGATCACTTCACCACCGGGCTTGTATCCGAACGGCCCCGTCGTGTAGTCCCGAACGTCCTCCGACACCCAATACTCAGTATCAGAGTCTGGGAGAACAACCTTGTCCCGCGGCGAGTACGGTGAAACATCCGGCACCATGACGACTTTCGACGTCACCACCCGACGGTCATAATCGCCGGTCATGTTCAACTGCGACGACAGCGGATACCAACCAAACACTCTCCGCAACACCGGGTCTCCGTAAGCATCCCCAGTCGGATACCCATCAGAATCAGTGGATCCCGTGTACTGATAATGCGACACAACGAAGTTTGCTTGCATCACATGTAGTTGTTCGGGATGAAAGTGCCGTTGTCATTCCACGCCCAACCACCCTGCGAACCCGAATACCCATGCCACCCACCAAACGTGGGCCGCACCGTCATCGGAACCGCAGCAGTATCCACACTGAACGCCCCCGACTGCTCCGTGATGCCCTTACAAATGTCCTGCAGGTCGGTGATCTCCGACGGCCAGAACATCGACCTCCGTGGATGCCTAGTGTCCACGGACTGCCCGAACGGGCCCGCCGTCTCCGTCGTCACCGCGCCGGAACCAACATCGTTCCACCGCAACACCGCACCCCTCAAGAGTGCTTTCGCGGCGGCGCGCTGCTGCGGAGACAGATCATCCGGCACTGCCAAACACGGTGCCGCCATGACCGCCATCGCCAAAGCATCCGCGATCATCGCGGACGCCTTGGATTCGTCGATGGTCGCGAAGGGAGTCAGGTCATCGACCGTAAGCAGATCCATCACCCCGTCCTCTCACGACTAGCCCAAAACTCATACGGATCACGCGCGCACTTGCTGTTGTTGCATGGCTGACACGCAGGAACGATGTTCTCCACGCAGTGGATGCCGCCGCGAGCGATCGGGTAGAAGTGATCCGCGTGCTGGCACCGTGCGCCGCAGTACAAACAGTCCTGCTGATACAGGTCCGCCAAGAACTCGTCCGTCACGCATTTTGGTCCATGCTGACAGACCGCGTTGGCAAGTCTTGCCTTCCGCAACAGATTCGCCGCATACCAACGCTCCGGATTCGCGCGGTACTCTTCGCACTTCTTGGCCCTACGGACATCAGCAGTCCGCTGATACCACTCATGGATGACCCGTCGGTGGCGCTCGCGATTGGCCTCACGCCACGCCGCAGACTGCGCATTAGCGGCCCCGCGCTGCTCCGGAGACCAGAGCGCCCTCCGCGCATTGCGCAGTTCGTTAGCGCGAATGCGTTCGGCTTCAATCTTTTCGGGCGACAGCCGCGCTTTGCGTTTCAACTGGTGCTGATAGTTGCAGGCCATACAGCGCCAACGTTTGCTGGTCTCTGACCAGCTTCGTTCTGCTCCGCACTTGCGACATGGTTTAGGCTCTGACATGTTGGCTCCCTTGGTGATTACAAGGTGGGCTGGCAGGGATGCGGGCTTGTTAGAGCAGGCCCGCATCCTCCATTCTAGCAAACAATTGCTAGAACGCTGCTGAGCCCTTCGTCGCGACCGCAAACGCCAAAGGTGAACCCATCACAAAACCGAAGTACGCCTCCACCAACAGGAGAACGAGATTCTCCTGAAAAGCCGAGTGATAGGTCGTACCATCGAAATACATGGCTTCGTTGGACCGCTTGAAGGTGATATCCATGCCCACGCCGTAGGCGCACTGCGACCAGTCACCAGCGATCGCGCGGATGGTGGAATCCACCGCCCCCTGAGCGGTAGCAGCAACGACAACCTTCGGATTGGTGCCGCCCGTCAGTGCCGTGCCGGGAATGGTGAACGGTGCCGCTTCAGCTCCCACGCCAGAGGTGATGGCCGGGAACGTGATGGTGTAGGGGCCGCCAGCCGAACCGGACACGGTAACGGTGGAGTAGATGCCGCCCCACGCCTGAATACCGGTCTGCACCGTTGCCGCAGCAGCGTTGTAGGCGACAGTCAGAACGTTGCCGCCTGACTGGAGGACGTAGCTGCCACCGGTTGCACCACCCGACTGCGTGACAGTCTGAACCGAGTTACCCGCGCGCCAGTACCGACCGGAGATTCCCTTGTTGAAGTACGCGGGCTGACCGAGGAGCGTATTGCTGACCGGGTCCAGCAGTGGACGGCCCTGAGTGTCGGTCTGCAGCATCGCGTCGACCTTCAGCCGCGGATCACACGCCCAGCCTGACACGTCGTAGTTGTTGTCCACGACCTTGCCCATCGTGCTGACGAGGTCACTGTAGATCCCACCGTTATTCTGGGTTGCGGTGCCGAGTTCCACCGAATTAGGCGTCAGAGCCAAGTAATCGGCGAAGGGGCCTGCGTTGCCGGTCTTGAGCGACTTGCCGGTGATCGCGGCGTAGTCGAACGCGCGAGCGAGTGCGGTAGGAAGATCCTGCTCCAGCTGGTCGTAGATGCCTGCCGGGTTGGTGTTTGCAACTTCCTCCGACACAGGAACGAGCAGAGCGACCTTCTTGCCCACCATGGTCTTCACGCCGACGCCGACTTGAGCGGCGGGCTTGATGCCACCTTCAGACACCCAGTCCGCGACGGGGACGTCCATCGGGACGGGGATTTCGGTCACCGCATTCACGGCCAAAGGCACGCGCCGCGCGAGGGACATGACGGCCGAGGTTTCAGTCGCCTTCGCGAAGATGGGATCGGTGATGATGGGCGGAAGAAGCTGAGGCGCAACGTTCGCCAATGCTGTTGGGTTGATAGCCATTTCAATGTTCTTCTTTCTAAGAGAGGGTCAGGGTTTTCGTTCTAACCCCGACGCTCAATCGCGTAGGAGCCTGGCGAATACGGTTCTCGGGTCGCCGTTCCCGGTCGTGACGTTCCGTCCTTCGGCAGGGACAGAACCCGGCTTTGGCGGTGGGGGAAGCAATGCCTTCAGTTCGAGCGCGTGCTCTTCAAGCTCTTCCTCATCGGAGCCTCGCAACGCTGACGCGGGTATGTCATACCCTTCGTCTTTATAGCGCTTTGAAATTTGAGATTTGATGTCTTGAATGACTTGCGCGGCTTTGATTGCGCTAAGGGCGCCTTCGGCCGAATCAGCTCGTTCCTGTGCTCTTTGCAGCTCGGTCTTAGCTGCTTCTTCGATCTCATCGAAGCGATCGGCTTTGACCTTTAGTTCTTTGAGCGTTGCTTTCTGAGCGTTGTACGCCTTCACCAGAGGGTGGTCCGCAGGTAACTCTTTGTCGTCCCGCTTCTCTTCTGGTTTCTTGGTTTCCTCAGCCTTCGTTTCGTTGGCCTTGGGAGCTGATCCTTCTGCCTCCGGTTCGGAAGCCGCTGGAGCTGTTAGGTCGTCTGACATTGCTGGTTTCTCCATTTCGGAAAAGCCTCCCCGTTTCGGTTTGGCTGGTGCCCAACATGATTTGGGCATGCCCCGACCATTTCGGCGGGGAAAATCTGATGTGTGCGCTACTGCGCGTTAGTGAGGTTGTCCTTGATCCATCGCCGCACACGTGCACGATCACGGGCATTCATCGGCTTGTCAGACGGCTTGTACGGACCCACTGGGAGTGCTTTACCGCCCCAGGCCGGAACTGCCTCGCAATAGCAGTTTTCATGGCAAGCGAAAGTGGCTGTCGCTTTTGTGAAGACGCCACCCCTGGAGGCGACCATCACACAGAATCGGCACGCGTTGGGCCGCGTACGGCGCATCCAACCCCGCGCTTGTGGGTCTTGATCCGCCGAGTCCGTGACAGTCAGGTTGGCGGCGTTGACGAGGCGTTTCTGCAAGCCGCCTTCAACCCGATAGCGTGCGGTGTCCACGAGATCCGCTTCCGTGGGAACCTTGGGCTCAGCCAATGCTTGCGGTGCGTCCAAATTGACTGGCGTATCCGTCTCAGCGGCCCGCGCTTCTCGGATCCTTGATTCGGCCAACGGTTGCGATCCCCAGCCGGCCAACGCATCCGAACCCGGATCAACAAGTGGCTTGATGATCGCTTGGAAGTTGCCTTTGACGTCGTTGGCGTCCCGAAGTTGGTCGTACCACGTCGCCGCAGCCGAAGATGACGCTGTAGTCCACTTGTCCACCAACGGTGGAAGCACTTGATACAGCGTGTTGATCAGGTCTGGGGGTGGAAGCGTCCAGACCGGTTGCAATTCAGCGATCGCACCCGCCGACACCACCATCAGGCTGGAGTGCAGTGGTGCCGGCTCAGTTGGTGCTGGTGCTGTCACTGGTGGCCTGCTCAACCCGTTGCGTTGCCTGGAGGTTCTGGCCCTGCTGCGCCAACGCCTGCAACGTCAACTGGCCCTGCGCCTTCACCTTCTGAGACAAAGCTCGAGCAATCTGCTGCTCATCCAAACCCAAGATTTCAAGGCCCACATCGGTTTCCGCCAGCCACGGGCACGCCGTCAACATCTTCAAACCCGCATCGGCCTGCTGTGCCTGCGACAAGTAGATCGGGGGGCGCCACTTCGGCGAAATCGTCGACCACTCCGCAGGAATGTCTTTGATGTTGTTTTGCATCGCCAACGCCCGAGTCATCGAACGCTTCAACGCCCGCTTGTAGCCCTTGATGGTGTTTTCGGCTTCGGCGATGATGTTTTCTCGCGAAGCGATGTACGAATCCGACGACGTTGGATTGGACATGTCTGACACACCAAGGTCGGAAATGGGAATGTCCGTAACCCCAGCGAAGAGTTGAGCTTGCTGCTTCAACATGTCGATGTGCGGTTGCGGCGACGACGCTTGGAACTGCTTCACGTCAACCCTCGGGTTGGTGGCTTCCTCGTCGTCGGGGATGCCCTTGACGCGGCCCAACATCACCTGCCACGAAGCCTTCTGCGTCCCGTCAGGATTCTTGAAGATCGACTCGTCCGCGCCGAGCATCCACATCTCAGGGAAGGAATACGTGTCCGCGTGGCCTTCCATACGGATCACCGTCCGCAAAGCGGCCTCATGCGCAGACATCACCGCCCGTGAAATCCGAGACTGACCGAACGGCCGATCCGTGCGGTACCGGTACACCATCGGTTCCACCGGAACACCCCACGGATGCTCCGTACGTTCCGTAGACCAGCCGCTGGAGTCCTTCTCCCCAATGATGGTCACACCATCGAGATACAAGGCGAGACTGGACACAGAACCCGACAGATCGCGGCCCGTGATCGACAACAGGTTTGACATGCGCCGCCCGCGCGCATCCCACGTCCCGGTGGCGTTGGTCGCTGACTTCACGTGAACCGATCCCGCAGGCTCACCCACCGTCGTATCCCCAACGGTGTTGATCAGGAACGCCGGCCCATGCAGCAACGATTGCGTCGTTGCCGAATCAATCTCCACGTCAAGGTAATTGTCGTCGAACACCTCATGAAAACCCAGCGATGAAAGGTCTCCGTCGGCCCAGGTGAAGCTGTCCAGATTGCAGCGGTTCGCCAACGTATCAACGGCTTTCGCCGACCACCCCAACACGATCGGCAGGTGGTAGTACTGCGGCGGGATGATCGTGCCGACCTGATTGACTGCCAGACGTCCGTCGTAGAAGCAGTCCCGCAGATGGTTGCGCGTCTGCCGGAACTCCAACTGCTGCAACAGCCCGTTCAGTAGGCGCTGTTCGTCATCCTTGATCTCCGGGAGGGTGACTTGGATTGTCAACGTTCCCCTTCCGGCTACATGACAGTCGCGACTCGACCATTCGGCTTGGTTCTCTTCGGCCCGTTGGACACCGCACCAAGAAGCGCCAACGTCACTGCGACCAGCGGGTAAATGGCTGCGGTGGGATCACGGCGATCCCAACCCCACCCACCCGCATCGCGGATCAGACGCTTCCGCGCCCCTTCAAGGGCGCTGTTGAGGCGTTCGTTGTCGTCGTGCGTCAGCGTTTTCGCTTTGGCGCGGTCCTCGAACATGCCGCACGCCTTCGACATATCCCCCGCAGTCGTTTGCGTGACCCGCACACCTCGAGCACGCAAATCCGCAATCAGAGACGACGCCGGCCCCATCCCGTCGATGAACACCGGCATCCGACGTCCCGTGCGTTCCACGATCCAGTTCAGCGTCGTGTTGGCGTCAGAGTCGGACCACACTTCTTCAAGGTGCGCCGACTCTCCTTCAACCCAACAGGCGCCCACCGAAATCAGCCTGTCGTGGGACATGTCCACACCCAACGCATTCGGTTTCACACCATCAGCGGGGCCAACGTCGGCCAAGGTATCCCACAAGGACTTCTTGATCACCGGTTGGTGTCGGGAAGCTTCATCCCAAACGCCCAATGCTTCTCGCAGGAACGAGTCCTCAGAAAGGTTCTTCTTCATGCGGAGCATCGCCCGTTCCGGTGTGCGGTTCGGGAAACTCGGGTTGGCCTTCCGCCACTGATAGCGGTCCATCGGGTCGCAATCCCGATCCGCCGACAGCTCGATGTACAGCGTGCCTTCGGTTTCCCCGTCCAACGCTTCCTGACGAGCAAGCGTGAACACTTCACCGTCATCCTTGGGCCGCGGTGGGGTTCCGGTGAGAATCGTCAACGGATTCGGAGCCACGTTCTGAGAGGCGACCATGTCTTCCATCGCCGCCTCGCCGAGGATCTGCGCCTCGTCGAACATCAACACGTCCACACCGGCGAAACCACGACCAAACCCGTGCTCTCGAGCCCCAAACAAGATGCGAGACCCGTTGTTGAAGTTGATTTCTTGGTCCCGCTGCCCACGCAGCACTTGCCGGATGTGCGCAGCGACTTTTGCTTGAGAAGCCAAGCCGTTCATGGAGTTGAACGTCTCCGACGCCGTCTTACCGCGGTGCGCCGTCCAAATCACCGTCGTGTTCGGGTTCAACAGACACAGCGCGAAGGCAATGGCACCGAACAAGTACGTCTTACCGACCTGCCGGCTGATCGACATCAAAATCTGATCCGCCGCATACAAGCCGTCAGCGCGTTTGGCAAGGATGAGTCTTCCAGCGCCGTCCTGCCACGGATCGAAATGCCATCCAAGCCGAGCACACGTATCCCGCACCGCCGGCCACCCCGTGCCGACAATCCCGCTGGGCTGAACTACATGCCGCGCAACGTCAGATAGCCGACTGGTCCCAGCCGTCGTCATCCGTATTCGCCACCACCGAGCCCTCACCCAGGCCAGCCATCTCCAGCGTCTCGATCTCCTTCGAGATCAACGACAACTGCCGATGCAACGCCGCCTTGGCGGGCCCCTTCTCATCCGGCAACGCATCAGCGATGTCACGCCGCTGCGCCAGCAAAATCTGCAGATAGTCCCCACCAGCGATGGCCTCACCGAGCGTGAGCACCTTCTTCGGCGCCGCAACCTCATCGGGGGCCACCACCCGCACGTGGGATCGTGAACTCATCGGATGTCACCTCCGGCTGGTAGAAACGGAAAAAACGGGAACGCGCGCACTGCCTATGCCGACGAGGTGCGCCGGATCAAGATCAAAGGGGGAGTCCCCCACCCGCCCGCGCTTCCGTCACCATTAGCGCAGTTCAGTGGCGTAATGGGCGCGGCTACCAGACCCGGGTGGTGACGTACAGCGGTCCGCCGGTGTCGAACTGGTCGGACTTGTCACGGTTGCACATGCGATGCGCTGCAGCAAGGTTGTCGAGCACGTCCTGCCCACCTTTGTTGAGGGGTTGGATGTGGTCGATGGTGAAGGAGAGTGGGTGTAGGTGGCCGGCGGTGTAGTCGATGGGGCCGCGTTCGCCTTTGCAGATGTGGCATTCGGGTTTGTCTTTGGCGATGGTGCGGCGGTAGCGGTTTCGTAGGGTGGTGTTGCGACCGGCGTTGTTCACAGGTCAGTGCTTGGCTGCTTGTTCGCCTGGTGCGTGACCGGGTGTGGCGCCGGTGGCTTCCTTGTGAAGTGTTGCGCACAAACCACGTATCTCGCGATCCGGTAGCGGCTTGCCGCCATGCTCTTCGATCTTGGCGTTGATCGCAGTGCAGCATCTGGCAAAGTCACCTGGGGTTGACCAGCGAATAGCTTGAGCCCCAGCCCCTTCGAGCCAATACTTCTTAAACTGGATTGGCATCCCGCCAGGGTGAGTGTCAGGCACTGATACCTCCGGGCATGTCGTCGTACAGGCCGCACATCTTGCGGTACTTCCAGCGGATGAGGAGAGCTGCATTCTTAGTTAGGTTGCATGCCCTGCATGCGGGAAGGACGTTGCCGATGGCATGCCGTCCGCCCTTGCTCAAGGGAACCACGTGGTCCATCTGCAAGACAGCTTCAGGTTTCTGTCCGCAGTAAGCGCATCGGTGGTCGTAGCGCCGGCACAGTCGCGTCCAGTCCCGCTCGCTGACGCCGACACTGCCGGGGTTGTTGTGTTTCCATGCCACTCGGTTTCTCTGGTGTACTTGGAAGTACGTGCGGTTCGCCTCGCGCCATTGCTTTGATCGGGCTGTTGTCTGTTCAAGGTGATCGAGACGGTATTGCCTGGCGTATGCGCGGCGGTTTTCGCGGTTGGCGTCAAGCAATTTGCGCATGCGCTCACTTTGACCGTAGGGCTTGTAGTAGCCGGGGTTCCGGTCGCGGAACCTTGCCCCAGATGCGTTCTTTTTGTGTTGCTGTGTGCAGTACAGCGCGCCGCGCCGCTTGCCATCCATGGGCCCGTTGCACCAGAGGCATGAGCGCTCTGGTATGGGGCCGCGCTGGTGGTGGTTGTGGCAGTTGCGGGAGCAGAATCGCGCTCTGACTGCGGTGAACTCACGTCCACACCATTCGCAAATGACTGTACGCTGAGCCATGTCAGCCTCTCATCCAGGTTGGCCATTCCCCGGGAGGATTGCCGTCCTCGCCGGGGCCTTATGTCTGAAATCTTACCGTCTAGGTCCGACGCGTTAGCTAGGCTGCGGGGTTATGAGTCAACCGGGGTGGTATCCAGATCCGTCGGGTGTGCCGGTGCAGCGGTGGTTCGACGGCACGCAGTGGACGGACCACACTGCGCCCATGGGGCCTGATCCTGTGACGGTGGTCGAGGGCCCGAACCATGTGCTGCATTTGATATTGACGTTGTTGACGTTCTGGTTGTGCGGCGGTTGGGCGTGGGTGTGGCTGTTCATTGCCCTGTCCAACAAGAAGCGTGTGCGGTACCTGTAGCTCAGAGTCCGGGTAGGGCAGGTATGCGTTCGAGTTGTGACAGGTCGACGGTCGTGGTGGCCTTGGGGGCTTCGAAGGCGAAGGGTGAGATGAGTGCGTCGTCTGGTGCCTTGGCGAAGTTCAGGTTGCTGAATGAAACGCCCTGGTTCTGTCGGAGGCTCGAGCTATTGGATTTCGACCAGGGTTTGGTCGGTCCGCTGTGCATCGTAGAATGCGGCTTCGAACTCGGTCGGAGGGACGTCGCTGAGGTAGCCGTGAAGGCGGGCGGTGTTGTGCCAGTACACCCATCCCAGGGTCGCCAACTCGACGTCTTCGACGGTCTTCCACGGGCCGGTGCGGGCCGGCCCGTAGATCAGCTCGGCCTTGTAGTAGCCGTTCACCGTCTCCGCGAGGGCGTTATCATAGCTGTCCCCGATCGAACCGATCGACGGGGCTGCGCCGATCTCGGCGAGTCGTTCGCCGTAGCGGATAGATGTGAATTGCGATCCGGCATCCGAGTGACATGTCAAGCCCGGCAACGTGTTTCCGCGTGACCAGCGCGCCATCTCCAACGCATCAAGGACCATGGTGGTCCGCATGTGGGATGCGACGCGCCAGCCAACGATCATCCGGGAGTAGGCGTCGACGATGAAGCAGACATACGCCACCCCGGCCCAGGTCGGCACGAACGTCAGATCCGTAACCCACAATTGGTTCGGGGCGCTCGCGGTGAACTTCCGATTGACCAAATCCGGGTGCCGTTCGGCGCTGTGGTCGGGTTTGGTGGTTCGCACCCGTTTGCCGCGCCGTGCGCCTTCGATCCCGGCCGCCCGCATCAGCCGGGCCACCTGGTCGCGGCCGACGTCGTGGCCGGCCCGACGTGCCGTCTTCCACAGCTTGCGAACCCCGTAGACCCGGTAGTTGTCCTCCCAGAGCGCCACCAGGGCCGGACCCAGGACAGCGTCACGGCAGGCCCGCTGCGACGGAGCGCGCGACTTGGCCGCGTAGTAGGTGCTCGGGGCCACCGTCACCCCTGCGGTGTGCAGGACGGTGATGATGGGCTCGACCCCGAACTCCTCGCGGTTGTCGTCGATGAAGGTGACTATCTCTTGTGTTGGCGGTCGAGCTCCGCCCCGAAGAAACTGGCTGCTCGCTTCAGAATCTCATTGGCGCGCTTGAGTTCTCGTATCTCTTGCTCGAGTTCTTTGACCCGCTGAGACTCCGCGGTGGATACCCCTGGCGCATACCCGTCGTCGATGTCGGCCTGGCGCACCCAGGAGCGCACCGACTCGACCCCGTAGCCGAGCTGACGGGCTACCCGCGACACCGTGCCCTGCTCGGTGCCCAGCTCGGCACGCAGGGCGCGGACCATCCGTACCGCAGCGGCCTTCTCCTCGGGGCTGTATCGACGCGCCGTGGGTTTCCCCGGCGACTGTTCCTTCGGCATACCTGCATCCTCGTTTCCAAGGTCAGGAGCCTCCGGGATTTCCAGGGCGTTTCAGAAGACCACGTCATACAACAGTTGGTCCATGTCGATGTCAGGGGTGTTGGCGAGGAGTTGAACGCCAAGGTCGCCGACGATGGTGTGGAGTGCGCCGTCACCGTCGAATCGTGCCCTGATGGGTGCGATGAGGATGCCTTGGGGTGGTGTGAGTCCGGATGCCCAGACGACTTGGCCGCGGGGGACGCGGGGGATGAAGTCGATGGTGCAGGTGACGTTGGAGATGTCGGGGGTTACGCCCGCGTCGACGTAATCGACGACGATGGCCCGGAGGTTCCCGGTGACGGTGAAGAACTGGAGGGTCATTTACTTTTCGTCGTCGTGCTCTGCCGGGTCGAATGGTTCGGGTTGCAGGTCGGCGACGATGTCCTCCACCGAAACGGTGCCTTCATCTTTCGTCAACGGCCGGTAGGTGACTGCAACGGTGTACGAGCGGCCTTTGATCTTGTCTTTCGTGGATTCCTTGGAGTCCACGATGTCCGCGCTGGGGAGGGTGGCTGCGGGAATCTTGTCCCGGAGGTCGAGGAGAGCTTGGGCGAGGATGTCTCCCTTGGCGACGGGACCGGCGGGTACCCAGACGTTCGTGGTGAGGCGTTCGTCGCTCATGGTTCCTCCAGCTAACGCAAGTGTTGGTCAAAGCGTGCATCCACCGCTATTGGTGCGGCTGTCAGCTAATTGTGTTGTCTCGGGACGTTGGTACCACGGCCCCTTGATGCGGGCTTGAATGGCGACACAGTCCATCAGCGGTGCGTAATGGTGGTCAGCAGCACGTCGATTGCTCGTTGCCACAAAGCTTCGCGGTCGGTGCAGAACCCAGCACCGTCCTTGCGGTACAGGCCGCAGCGGCAATCCTGGTGATGGCGGGCAGCCCGTGCGAAACCCACAGCGTCGCGTATTTGGGTGACGGGGTCAGCGGGAGCAATGGTGGTCACCGGAAACCCCTTCCAACATGGGGCAGGAATGAGAAAACCCGCCATTCACATGCGGACGGCGGGCAGGTTTTGGAGACACGTATGCCTCGCGTTAATAACGGTACAGCAATTTGCCGTTATGGCAAGAGATGTTGGCAGGCGTGTCGGAACCCTGTGCTAGCGACCGCAGAAGCAAGAGTCTGGCTGGAACGGTCCATCGCATTTCAAGCAGGTCTCCTGGCGGACGGCGCGTGCTGGTGTTCGCGAGCCGGGTTGAGCCTCTTGCATATGCCGCGCCATGACCATGAGGATGTGCTCTGCTACCGCCTTCTCGTCGTCGTTGTCTGGGTGCTTGACGAGGCTCTCGCACACGGACTTGACTTCAACCCAGGACAGAATGATGGCCGTCGTTATCGGGTCCACAATCACTCCCCTACGTTGTCGGGGACGGTGTCCAACAGGCGTCCGAGGAACAGCAGTTTCCCTGGGGGCCAGTGTTCTCTGCATCGGGCGCAGGTGCAGCCGTCCGCTGAGATTTGAAGGGCGTAGGAGCGAACCAGTTCGCCGGTGGAGTCGCGTCGGTAGACGTGGGTGGTTTGGCAGCGGGGACACGGGTACGGGAGCGTCCACTTCGCGGGGGGGTTCATCAACTCTTCGATGGACGCCGCCCACGCTGCTACCGCTGTGGTGATCTGCTCGAGCTGCCGGACATCTTGCGGCCTCCACGCCCGCGCCCGTAGATGCCTCAACCGACCCACAGTGGGTGGGGTTCCGGTGTGCATGGGCTGCCAGCACTCCACCGCCTGGTCGATCTCATGACACAAATCCAGGGCGTCGATCCACACTGGGGGTCGGGACTTTGAACCTGAGCCGGCGCCACCACCGTTAGTGGACTCCCCCGAAACCGCGTCCCACAACTGCATGTAAAGCGACGGGCCGATCATCAGTTCGTCGTTGATGACCTGCTGCTGAGGGTTCATCAGCACATGCAGGGCGTCGTCCAACGCTCTCAACGCTGCCGGGAGGTTCCCGTCGTCGACCTGTACCTCGGTCATGCAGCACTTCCTGACAGTTTGTACCGTCGGGCGCCATCGTCTCGGTGGCATTGTCGGCACCACCGCCACCCGTTGCGACCAATTTTCGTGTTCTGCTCGGTGAACTCATGACCCCACTTGCAGTGGGTCTTACGCGCCTGTGGGTGATGGTTATTACTTCGAGCATCGTGCGAGTTCTGCGACTTTGTACCCCACGCTAAGTTTTCAGCCCTGTTGTCATGCTTCACATCGTTGAGGTGGCGAGCTTCCATACCTGCAGGGCAAGGTCCGTGGAACGCTTCGCATACCAAACGGTGGATAGATGCTGCTTTCCGTTTGCCCATCTTGTGAAGGTGAACCTGTTGGTATCCGCTGTTGCCGCAACGCGTTTTCAGGATGCACCCCCGTCTTGACCTAACCGCCATTCCTATAGATTCTGCTCTGTCTAGTGATCTGATCCGACCGTAGGAACTCACCTCGTAGGCCAATTCCCAACCCGGGACAGGCAGCCAAACTTCTTGCTCAATCGGCACCTCGCTCATGCTGCTCCATCCTCAGTAGGTGCAACAGAACCCAAAACAGCGATGGTTGGGCACGGCCAAGAGCCCTCACAGTCGACACACATCGCGAGATGCTCATGCTCGCGGTGCAGTTCCCGTACCCGTGCCAAGGTCGACCGCAAAGACACAACCTCAGACAGCAACGCCCGTATGACGGAATGCTCGGTGTAGTGCTCGTCCCACGACTCGTAGATGGGTATCGAATGGTCGTGGGGTACGTCAGTGCCGGGGATGACGTCGGTGTGCCCGATCAGGGTGGCGCGCTCGGGGTCGTACCCGGACATGAAGTCGAGGAATTGGGAGAACGTGAAGTCTGCTCCCACGACAATGCGTTTACCGTCGTCGTCAAAGTCGATGCTCGCGTCTAGGGCGTGGTCGAGCTGGGTGAGCGTGAAGTCGTCTGTGGGGAATGGCGGCAAGGTGCGCCCCTGATGGTCGGTCATGCTGCGTCCCCTTCAGTAGGTGGATTGGATTCGTGGCAGTCGCAGGGTTGTTTGTGCCACACGGCTTTCGGGCATCGCTTGCTCCCGCACAACCCGCAGGTGACCATCCACCACGCCCCGGGATTGCAGAGACAGCACCAGCAGGCGTGCTCGGCAGGGCGGTGCCATGTGCCGAATGGTGTGGGCATGGTGGTCACGCCGGGGGTGAGTGCTGCGCAGCTCGTCGACCCGCACTTGCAGGCGTTCATCAGCTCCCCCCGTAACTGAACGTGTTTTGCGGCTTGCCGCAGTCGCGGCATTCTCTGTCGTATTTGCGCGACGGCACCCTGTCGCCATACGAGATGTCCACGTATTTCGCTCCCTTACGCCACGGATTCCATGCGTGCCAACCGATTCGGCACCTGATCTTCACGACGCTTGCTCTTCCAGTTCGTAGATGAGTGTGGTGCCGCAGCGGATACACACCACGAACGCTGGAATGTCGTAACTGCGTGTTAGCGGGGATCACGTCGAACGGCTTCCACATGTCGCAAAATTGGCACCAGGCGTGTCCTGCTACCAACACAGGACGAAAAGGCTTAGGAGGGAACAAACGTGGGAGTCTCATGATGTTTCCTTGAGTGCTGTGAGCATGCGTTCCTTGCAGGGGCAGTGGCGGCGGAACACGCGGCCGTTGACTTCGAAGGTGCAGTACGCGTTGACCTCCGCGCCGCACTCACCACACGGGACGTGCATGCAATCCGCGAACGCAGCAGTCACGCTGACCACCTGTCTGGGATGGGGTCGAATGTCAACTCCCGCATCGTCAACTCGGCCCCCACAGCTGCCGCGTAAGCGGTGATGGTGGCGATGTTCCCGCCGCGGCGCCCGTTCTCGATCATGGACACCGCGTTGGTGGTGACGTTCATGCGTTCGGCGACTTCGCGTTGGGTGAGGCCCCGCCTGTATCGGAGCGCTACGAGGTCTTTGAGGAGGGGTGTGTTGTAGGACGGTCTGGTCACCAGCTGCTCCTTCGTCGTAGGGGTGTCACCGTGATGTCTGGGGTGTGGATGACTTCGACACGGTGGCCGGGGTGGTCGCGGCGGTGGTTGGCTGCGGTGGTCTCCGCGCACTCAGGGCAGGTGGCGTGCCACAGCAGCGGCAGCCACGTGATGTGTTCGGAGCGGGGGCAATCAGAGCAGCGGATCAACAACTCACTCACGGCGTGCTCCTATCCGATGACACCGGGGAACCCTCATTCGTCGCCTCAGCGGCCAATGAAGCGGCAATTCGGCCCTTCCTTCGCCACGCGCTGTACTCCGAAGCTTCCGGTTGGGTGTAAAACATCGCCACGATGCGCGCCTCGGGCTTCTCGCCCATGCCCCAGTCGAGAACGGCCCAGGACGGCGCAGTGGTGGACGCGTACATCACGTGGAGCAGCGAGTCGTAGGGGTACGGGTTAGGCATTGGTGTCTCTGCTCTGGGAAGGCCGCCCCATTCCTTGAGATCGTCGATACAGGCCGCCAACGCGCTTAGTAACCGGTCGACCTCGCTCATAAGGTGCTCCCTTGGATGACGGTTTGGAGGGTGGGGCAGGGTGCGGGGCGGTTGCATTCCCAACACCACGGCTTGCCGTGGTTGTTGGTGCCGGTGTGGGTGTTCCGAACCGAGGCGACGACGGCCCGAAGCTGTTCAACCTCGGTGCTCATGGGGCGCTCCTCGGTGGTCTGTTGGTTACCTACAAAGCTCACGATGGGTCCTCCGCGGCGGTGAACTGAATCGCCGACGATGGTGTCGAAGAACATCCCGTACCCACCCAGCAACTTCACCTCAAGTGCCTCGGAGTACTGCCGACACGACGGGTTGTTGAAAACGTCAACGAGCTCCACCCCGCAGGAGACGCAGTTGTCGTGAACGACGGGCGGCTGTTCGTGTCCGCATGTGGGGCATGGGTTGTCAGGCATTGACGACCTCCTCCACCGAGCCCTGTTGCAGCATCCGTACATGCCGCTCGGGACGTTCGAACAACCCATCCATGTTCGGAGGTTCGGGCTTCGGGTGCGGCTCACCACCACCGTCATCGGGGCCGCGGAACTCCACGCAGTGATACCGGTCCACACCGCCCTCCTGGACAAGCCATTCCGTAGGAGTGACATCACCGGACATCGCCGCCATGAGCAGTGGGCAGCCACCCTCGTAGCCCTTCAACTGGGTCTTACGCTTCCCAGTGCTGTACGCCTGCCACGCCTTCTCGACGGGGTGGTGGCAGCGGTCGCACCAGCGGTACATCCAGTCGTAGCCTTCAGTGCCGTTAGAGAACGCCGGCCGTTTGGGTGAGTTGTCCATGACCTCATTGAGAGTTCTCACATCGCCTCCTGGTGCTTGCACTTGATTGAGGGGTCCTCTTTGCGCCAGCCGTCCTCATCGCACTGACCACACGCCTTAAGCCGCTGCGCCAACGCTTCTCGCTTCTGCCGCTGCTGGTCGACCTCATCAGCCTGACGCTGAACCTGGCGTTCCTTCCAGCGGTCGTGGCCCTTACGGAGGGCAATGCAGGGACGGCACACCTCGGTCGTGTCGTTTGGGTGGTCGTCGCAATAACGGGGGGGTTCGGGATCATCACCTTCCGCAACCCCACCTCCATAAGTAACCCCAAAAGGGACAAGGCCAGGGCCAGGGGTTCGATTTTCGTTGAGCTTTTGGTCGGCATTTGGTGAAGCACTTGCTTCAGCATTTGCTTGAGCAGATGCTTCGCCGCGCCTGCTCTCACCAGAGGCTTGCCCACCCTTACGACCTGCTTCTTGTCGCTTCCGCTTCCGCTCTCTCAGCTCTTCGACGGACATCTGATGCTCATCCCAATCGTGAAACTCATAGCCACCTTTGACGGCGTGCCACAAGCCCGCTTCTACAAGCGATTTGGCTTGCGCGATCGTGCCAAGAGAGCGGACGATGCCCGTCGGTACGAAACCCCCAGTGAGGTTCTGCTGACACCACGAACCAGCCCTCACCCACAGCCCCATAGCCGCGTTGCCTGCGCTGGTGACCTTGCGATGGAGAGGAAGCTGGTCGTCTACCTGAAACCAGGGCATCAGTGCGCCTCAATCCTCTGCGCCCAGAGGTCGGCATCGTCCACTCCGCGTCGGCGGTTGCATGTCGAGCACGCAGACCGAAAGTTGTCGAAGGTGTCTTCGCCGCCCAGCGAATAGGGTCTAATGTGGTCCAGTTCAAGCCAGATGCCGAGGATTTCGTCCTCTGGCGCACGGCCAATGGGTGCCGGTTCAAACGCTAGGTCGCAGTAGGAGCACTTCCAGTTATCGCGTTGGTAGACAGACGTTCGCAGTGCAGAGGCCACGGATGGACGTGAGGTTCGCCTACTGCCCACCGCCAACTTGGTGCCAGCGCGGATGGCATGGGCCGCTGATTGAGCATCCTTGCGGTCTATGTGAGAGAACTCGTCGGCAATGGCCAGGCGTATTGAGGGTGACCAAACGTTGTCGACGTCAGCGATTGCACTCCGCAACAGGTTTGGCTGCTTGCCAATATGACAGTCCCGCATATAGCTGGGCAGGAACAGCTCGTCCATAGATTCGTCCAGCACCACCCAATCGGTCAAACCAAGCCGGCGAACCAGTTCGAAACACTCCACTGGTGGCACATTGGCGACCATGTTCGACCACCGCGTAGGAGTCACGGGTATCACGCCAAGATTGTTGGTGTGGTGAGTGCCGTACATGAGCAAGAAGCACATCCACTGCTCTTGACGGCTCAGCTTCGTGAAATTCCGATCACGCCAGCGACTCAGAGGGAAGTTGGGCGTACGTGCCATCAGGCATCACCTCTGCGGCGTCTGAGCATCTCCATCCAGTGCCACAACTCGAAAGCCATTTCAGCGGTGGGTGATACCCCATGTCGTTGCAAGATCTCTCCGACGTCTGCGATTTCGATGTCAATCTCCATCGCCGAGATTGCGTCCAGTTCGTCGCTCATTGCTCACCTACTGACATCCACCGTCGGTACCGACGGTCATCGCACGCCCGCTTGCTTGCGCACACCCACACGGGGTCGGAATCGGTAGACCTCAACAGGTGTCGCATGAAGCCCCGTCTGCCAACCCTGTCGCAATCTCGACAGACCTTGTACGCGCTCATTGCTCACCTACTGGGGTAGCACCGAACCGAGAGTCACCCAAGATGTCGACGTCCTCCTCGATGAGGACCAACCAGTAGAGGACCGATGAGGCGATGTCGTTGTCCTTGGGGGTGAAGTACTCGTCCTCTTCATGGCGGGTGCATCCCCCGTAGGGCCACCGTGTGCAGCGCCCAAGGTGGACAACATGGGCTAGCTCGCGGAAGAACTGGCGACGCTCGTCGTGGCCATGTGGTACCACCCGTGGCGGCAGGGTTAGGCGGGGGTTACTATCGGTCACATCGTTCCTCTCGCATAGGGACGGTCACTCCCGGGGCTGTTGTCAGAGGCAGTCGCCGGGCTTCTCCATTCTACGCCAACTACCTGCAGAAATACAGGCGTGTAAGCATGTGCGCCAACGTTTTTCACGCTGCTTCACCTCCCCAATCAGCGGGTACCAAAGACCCGTCGTCGTAGAGATTCACCTTCTGCTCACGCCGGTACCAGACCGCCACCTGCCACGGTTCCTCCTCGGTGCCCTGGATGGTCCAGCCGTTCCTTACAGCGGCCCCCGGGTGGGTGGTCACATAGCCGTGGCATCCGGTAGTCCCCGACCCGCACAGAAGCATCAGATTGGACAGGGCGTTGGGTCCGCCCTGCCCCTGCCCCCTACGGTGGTGAGCGTTGTTGGCGTACGGGGAACCACAGATTTCGCAGCACGGGAAGTCGTTGATTTCGGCTCGCTTGTGCAACGCTTTGCGCACTTTGTCTGGGATACGGCTCACCTACCCGCCTCCCCATCCTTGACGGCTTTATCCAGCCGGAAGTGGTGTGTGATTCGACCGGTAGGTAACGGACCCCCGTCGAAGCCCTTGCAGTACTCCCCGGGCAGCGCCCCGCACATGCTCATGCGGCACCTGTACGTCAACGCCACCTTCACTTCAGGATCATCAGGGTTGGTTGGATCGGTGGGTGCTGTACGGGTCATGCATCCTCCACCGGTCGCGGTGAGCAGTATGAAGAACAGCGGCACCAACTTCCGTTAGGTCGTGTGGTGCACTCCCCGCCGTTCTTGTGGTCCGTGAAGTGGTGATCACATACAGCGCAGTGCAACGCACTGATTCGGTACCGCGCGGCGTCAGACATTCAGTGCCCCTTGCACTGCCTCTACAGGCTCCGACGGCTGCGCGTAATCCGTTCGCAAATCATCGAGTAGGTTCCGCACAGCCTGAGCATCCGTCGTGTCCTCCAACGAGGAATCCGTCTCCCGGAAGAACCGCTCCGACAACTGCTTGTAGTTGATGCCGTGCTCACGGATGAAAGCGCCCAGAAGTGCCCTGGCTTGGTCGGCTTGGGCTTTCTCGTCGCTGACCAACGGTGTGACGTCGCGGGTTTGTGCTGTCTTCAACCCCATCACGTCGAACACCAAATGCTCCAACGTGAAGTCCGGGTACTTCTGTGGTGGGTCGACACCGGGTCTCATCCCGTTCGTCGCGGACCGGAACGACACCACCATGGGGGCTGAGTCCCTAGACAGTCGGACGTGGGCGTTGACCCGGAACGGGAGGTTCTTGTTCGCCTCCACCGAGTAGTCCTTGGCGTTGGGGATGGGTCTGCCGGCATCGTCCACGGCCATCGTTTCCTTACCCTTCGCCGTGAGAATCACGATTCCAGGGAAGCGGGACAACAGGTTCAGGAATTGATGGTGACGATCGTTGGCGTCGTTCCACAAGTTGGGTGCGGGCTTGATTTCCGCGTCCGGATCCGCAGCCAACAGCTTCTTCCCGTTACGCGACGACCTCGCTCGGGTGTTCAACCACGCTTTGAGCATGTCCCACAAGTTCGACATGGAATCCACGACCAGCACCGCCGGCTTATCCGACCCTGCAGCGGCTTGCGTTGCTTCCCGAACCTGGTCGCAGATGTCCTGCCACGAACCATCATGGTCAAGAATCAGGTAATCGGCCCCGGGGACGTTGATGTACTCGTCTGCGGCACCTTCCCCCAGGTCCATCCAGTACGCCTGCCCTGTGCGGCCTGAGCCGGTGAATTGGGCTGCTTGGTAGGACTTGCCCACCGAGTCGGGGCCTTCAATGAGGATCATCGGCCAGTTCGGGACGCCGGTCGGTGTCCTGGTCTTCAGCGCCATTAGTTGCCGCCAGCTTCGAACTTGTTGACGTAGGCCACCATCCGGGCCTTCGACGCGTCATCCCACCGGGCCACATAACCCCCCTCATACGTTTTTTGATGCGCGCCGCCATGACCAACGGTGAGTTCGCAACGCCCACCCAACAGGGCATGGTCGAGGCACTGGTCATCGTTCATTGCTGCCCTCCCACATGTGGATGATGTTCCGAAGGTCTTGCGGTGAATACGAGTCCCGGAATGTGACGGGGTCGGCCTGCAACTCCTCGAGAACAGCGGCAGCGGCCAACACCCGAACCGGCAGGGACCCCGTCATGACTTCTCCGAGCAGTCGGGGCAGTAGAAGTCACCGTCACGGTCAGTCCACTCCTCCGCCCGAATCGCCTGATCCAGATACTCATCGGAGTCCTCACCGTCATACGGCCACGCATCGAACCGCTGCGCCTCCCCGCACCGGGCGCACTCCACCACACGCATCGTCATCAGAGGTCAGCCTTCACAGCGTCGCCACGAAGGAATGCGCGAACCCGACCGGCATCGACACGGCACAGCGCATATTCACCGCCGCCAATGAATTTCACCACGGTCCAACCGTCCATTTCAGCAGCCGAATCGCTCCTGTATGTCGCCTTCTCGCGGCAGTGGTCGCAGAAGTACATTCGCGTTGTCACCTTATGAGCACCCATGGTTTAGAACGGTCTTTGGAGGTTTGCGGGGAGGGTGGTGGTTTCACACCCTTGTCGATTATCTGTAACGACTCCGGAGGTGTGTACGACTGTGTACGACGTGGTATCGACACCACTGAATGTCCCTTGGAGACACTGTTATCTGTAACGGTGTAACCGACGTGAGTTCGCATCAGCCGACGCCGCGTGGCATCAGGTAGTACCGGCATCCGCAACTGCACTCGGCGTGTACTGCTCGGATCTTTCCAGTGGACTCATCGAACGCGGTCACGTTCATGTGCGAACCCTCCATGTGCCCGCACACAGGGCAACGCGACAGCTTGGCCTTCAGGGATTCGGGCATAGATAAGCAGACCGCGTGATGCGGGAGGCCAATCCGACCGCCATCGAGGTCAAACTCCGCCTCGCCCTCTGGGATATCTTCACCGCACGTTGTGCACTGATCCGCCATTTTCACTTCTCCTCACTTTGAGTTCCTTCGTCGTGCACATGGGAAGCTGATCAGCTGAAGCCGGACACGCCCTACCCATGTGTAATTGGTTGGGACCGTTGGCGATGGACGCGTCCGTCCGGTTCGTTACAGATAAGCGTGAAGTGTCATGCCGACTTCCTTCTCGATAGATACTGGCTGTAGGCCAAACTGCAATCTGGGCAGTGACATCCGAAGTTCGTGCCCCCTTACATCAGTTCCAACGGTTTGCGTGGGCGCTCGCGCAGCTTCGCATCGAGGCGTTGTGTGGCCTGCCAGTCGGGGCAGTCGCAAAGCTCGCATTGCTCGGACCCATGGATGTCATGGCCGCAGTCGTAGCACCTCACAACCGCGCCTCTCGCTCTTGTCGCCGGTGCACCATCGTGAAAGCCGTGGTGGCGTCGCCCGGCTGGACCGCAACCCAATGCGAGTGCCAATCAACGCCGTTGTCATCACACGGCCAATCGAGGCGTTCGCACCACTTCACGCGTGGGACGTAGCGAAAGTGCACCTCTTCGATGTGCATGACCTGCCCCTCGGCCGCGTAGCCGTGGCAGTCGACCATGTCACGCTCAAGCACGTCGAGTGTCAGATTGTGGCCCTGGTGCAGGCGGCCCCAGCCCTCGTCGTTCACGATGTCGGTCGGGTACTTCATCGCGATTCCTCTCGCCGATAATTACTCATTGCGTCAGGTGCTTGGAGTTGTGTTGGCTGCCCCAGTTTTCGAATTCGTCGGCGTCGCGGGCCTTCCTCAACGCGCTCGTCAGGGCGAGTTCACCGCGGTACAGTTCTTTCCGCGTTGATGTCAACGCGGCTTGCACCGTCAACGCAAACGCGGGGTCCTCACCCAGCAGTTCGTGGATGGTGTTGCGGGCGTTGGTCGCAAGTTCCACCGCAGCGGCGACTTCCGCGACCAACTGTGTGATCCTGGAGTCACTCACGCCGACCTCCTCAACCCGAGGCGGGCATCAGTGATGGCCTGCACACGTCGCGTCAACACACCAGTAGTGGTGTCGGGGTCCATGAACGCCGCGAAGCACGACAACAGTTGCGCCGCCTTCACGGGGTGCCGCTCACACAGGTTGGCGAACTCGTCGAACAACCGTCGCGGGTCTTCCTCCCGTACCCTCACGGCAAGGTCGATGGCGATGGAAGCCACCCTGTCCAAGTCAGTGTCATAGCTGTAATCCACTGCGCGCTTCATGCTCGGTGCAGCTCCCCCACCTCGGGCCCGCCGTACACGTCCACGAACCTGTCCAACACAACCTTGTTTCCCGGGCACCACACCATCACCGACGTCACAACGACTTTCGCGGTGTCCTCGACGCTGAACCCGGTGTCGGTGATGATGGCCCGGAACAGGGTAGTGACGGTCGTCAGCGACGGGTTGTCCGTCAGGGCTTGGCAGATGACTGGTGCCTCAACGGCGGTGTACCGGTCGGTGGGGTCAGCTTTGGCGGGCGCGGACAATACCATCGCGGCGAACACCACAGCGGTGAAGAATGCGATGAGACTCGCGATGGGGAGGATGTCACGGCGTGTCATGACGCCACCTGCTGAGCCTTATTGGCCCGAGTGCACGTCCTACACGAACGACGTCGCGCGGGGCTGATGTAAAGGTTTTCGCCGAAGTATGGATGGCCCTGCGGGCAGTGCGTTTTGTTGATGTTGTGGTCGGTTCCATGCGCGCGCTTGTCGCGGATGTTCACCGAATGAGTGCTGTAGCTCAAGTTAATTATGCGGTTGTCCCGGCAATCTCCATTCCCGTGCCGGCAAACTAGCCCAGGTGGTCGAGCACCCACGAAAGCCCCTAGGACTAGTCTGTGAACGGGGGCATGATTTTTTCCCGGACTTAGAATGACGTATAGGTACCCACCCCTGTCTGTTGCTGGCTTCAGAATTCGGCCCAAAAACCTTCTAGATCTGCCCCGACTATCGGTGATGGTCCGGTCAACAGATCGCACGCGGCCGAGGTCGGATACCTCATACGAGGATTCGTGGCCTACAACAGGACGCCATGTTTCATGCTCTACAGTTGTCTCAGTACTCAACGGAACTTTCCTTTCTGTTGGTGTTACTGGCGCGGTCGGCTTGCCCCGGCCGCGCCGCTTTTTCACTCCGGTTGCGCGTACGTCGGTGGGAAGTCGGGGATGTCGACGCAACGGAGCAGGTTGCGCCCCAGGTGGAACCACAGCCCGTCCTCGAGCTGTGAAATCTGTTGCTGGCAGAACTTGCATCGGGGTTGCACGCCGGGAGGGTTGGGGGGCAACCCTCCCGGCGTTTCCTCAACCGCACGGGCGCCGGTAGCAGGAGCGCAATGTGCAGGAGACTGGGTGCGCGAATCCTTCAACGCTTGTCGCACTTCGGCGACCGACACGCAGCGGGCAGAGCAGAAACTACCGGGGAAGATCTCGCTGGATGCGGCTATCTCGCCGAGACGTTTATCGCAGTTAGTGCATCGCGGCACTTCATCAGAAACTGCAGCGGCGAAAGGCGAGGGCGCGTCCGCTACATGACCAAACACTTTGAGCAGGAACTTGACCCCACACTTGCATGTGCCTGTCTCGGTGTCGGGGTCCATGACGAGGTCGCCGTACGAATGGGTGCACTTGGCCGGCGGTTCGTCGTCGAAGGTGGCGGACAACGGCGTTTCCGCCCGAGCCTTCGCATCCACCGCAGCCTGAACCCACCAAGGAGCCAAAACCTCATCCTCAGCCTCTTTATCCGTAAGAGCCTCCGCGCCGGGATGATTCGGGGGGGGTAGCACTGGGGCACCAGAACCCCGCACGATTGAACGCACCGTCTTACAAGCAAACTCAGCAGCGGACAGGAAACGCGACGGGGTCATCGAGATGCCTCCACGACAGTCTCGTTTCGCCAGTTGTGCAACAACCGGTCCTGCTCGTCGTGCTCTTCGTGATCGCCTTCGTGACCCATTTCGCGGTCGCAGCGATATTCCGACTCGGTGCAGTACGGGCAGTCCGCCCCGCAGTCTTCATTGGCAGCTAGACCCTGCGAGCACTGAAACAAGTAGTGGTAAAGCAACGCCTCCTTGATGTGCGCCCCGTACTTGTAGTCGTGAATCCAGCCTCGGACGCGGACGACTCGACGGCGAACCCAGCGCGACAGCGGGTCCTGATGCGGCGGCTTACCACCGAATGGCGACCCGCCTGGCTCCTGGATGGCGAGCACCTTGCCGCACTCCCGGGGACAGACAATGCGAAGGGTACGTGCGCCGTTCATCGGAGGAGTCCTTCGTCGTCGAACAACGGCGGCGGCGACGGCAACGACCGCAAATACTCAACATCCCCGTCAATGCGCTGCTTCGACTTCACCAACGCCAACCCGAACTGCACCAGTAGCAACGCACCAAACAACAACCACAAAGCATGCACATCACTCATGCCGACCTCCTCCGCGCAGACGCCGCCGACAATCCGAACGACGGCGACACCACGTTCGACCTCTGCGGTGCGTCGTTTTTCACCGATTCCAAGTACGCCTCGACGTCGGCGTCGGTCATCACCCAGACCCTCCCCACCTTGCGGCCGGGGATTGCACCGGACCGCAAACGCATCTGCAGGAACCGGACCGATGGCGCCAGGCCGGCATCCACCAACTCCTCCAGCCGATGCCCGCGCTTCATGCGGACCTCCGAAGTCGCCTCGACAGGAGTTCCACACCTCGGGGCAGGATCATCAACGTGTAGTGAGAGCACGAGCCGAACTGGTGCTGCACGACCTTCTCCCGCGGCAGGAAGTAGTGGGCGTAGCCGGCGTAGTGGTCGTACTGGATTTCCCCGCATGGGGAATGGCGGACGAAGATCAGCTTCTCGTCGATGAGAAACTGGCGGAGGTCGCGTTCCTTCATGCCGAAGGTCTTCGCGACTTCCCGGACGAGGCGGGCGCCGCCCTGGGCGATGAGGTAGTCGTCGGCCAATTCGGCCTTGGGCTCCAATTCGGCGTTGCGAGCCTTCGTCAGTTCGTGGGACTCGACTTCGGCGGCGTAAGCCCGCAGAGCTTCGGGGAGCGTCCTCGGAACGACGAACATCTCCGGTGCCGTGTCGGCCTCAACGTCGAGCAGCATGTCTCGGACAGCGCGGGCGACGGGTGAATCACGGAGCAGCATTCCGATGCGGAGGACGGCGCGGCGCGGGAACAGAGCCACGGTGCTGGCCGAGGAGGGGAGTGACATCCCGTAACTCGCCTCGAAGTCTGCTCGGGTGGTGACGGTGTAGCCGTCGTCGTCGAGTTCTTCGCGGTTGCGGTTGACGACCTGGCGGATGGTGCCGGGGTCGACCCTGTAGAAAGTGGCGACTTCGGCGGTCTGCACGTGGAGGTCGTCGGGAAGCGTGCGAAGGATGCCGACTCGGTCCAGCACGTCGGTGCGCGCGGCGAGCTGATCGCGCTCAGCTCTTGCGGACAGAACGGTGAGGTCGGTCCCTCTGTCGAGGTTGTTAAACTGTTGGTCTGACACGGAGCTATTCCTCTCTGTCGGGTGGCCTCCAACCCCTGTCCGGGTTGGGGGCCGTTTTGGTTAGGCCGCTTTGGCGGGTCGCGTCTTGCGCGGGTCGTCGAACAGGTCGTGGAACTCCATGTCCCACGCGCGCAGCAGGGCGTTGACAAAGTCCGGCCCGGGACGGGCGTGGCCGTTCATCACTCGCCAGGTGGTGCTTTTGTTGACGCCGATGTCGCGGGAGAGCGCGGCGTAGTCGGGGATGTTGCGCTTCTTCATCTCGCGCTTGACGCGGCCCATCTTGATCGCGAATCCGCGGGTCATGGTCGGCCTCCGTTGCTGATTGTCATCTGGTTGCTGATTCGCAACACGTCTGACCGTACACCCCTGGTTGCGTCATGGCAACCGGTTATCTTTCAGCAACTTTAGGTAGAGGCGCTAGCGGCTTTCGCCTACCGATTAGGCGCGCGAGGTGCAGAACGACACTGACGTAATTCTGAGCAACCGTGGTTGCAACGGCGCAACCGGTGGAGTTGCGTCAACCATCTAGTTACGCTGCGCCTATGCCAAATGGACGACTCGTAGATTGGCTCGACAACGAGCTTGCTGCGCGCGACAAGAAACCGACGAAGGTAGCGCTCGACGCCGGCCTGGACCGGGCCATCATGTCGAAGTGGCGCGGCGGCCAAGAAGCCAAGGCCGACGACGTCAGACGCTTCGTCGCGACCCTCGGCGCCCCCGTCATCGAGGCGTTCCTCGCGGCAGGATTCCTTCAGCTCAAAGACACACAAATGACTGAAGTCAGGCGGCCTGTGACCGCCTTCGGCGACAACGAACTAATCGGCGAGATACAACAACGGATGAAGGGATTACGAGATGCCTTGGCAGCAGCGTCGCAACAGGGAACATCGGGCCAAGCGGGTCAAGCCCAGAAGAACCTAAACAATCCGCAGCTGAGCGGGGGAGACCGGCTTCGCGACCTGACGGACGAAACCATCAAGTCCATGGGCGACGATGGAGGCCTCGACGACACCGATAACCCCCATCAACAACGCTGACGACCAGTCCTGCATCGGGTGGAGGCCAAGCAGGTCCGCCAGATGATGTTGAAGTTGTTCGTGGTCTGGTGGCTGCGCGTCGCTGAGCACTGGTGTCGACCCCCTGAATGTTCACTGTCCGTTGGCTGTTTCGGGCTTGCGTTCGACCTTACGGACCGTCTCTGACAAATCAACACTTGCGGAAGTTTGTTAGCGTGCAATCGCATCGTTGCCGGTGGGCGAAACGTTACGGTTTACCGGAAAGTCAATTGGAAGTGGCGGTTTGGGCAGCCTGAAGAGTTGCTGTCGGGTTCGGCCGAGGGATGGTGTGGTTGCCACGGAATCCGCAAATGTGGGTGCCAGCAGGCGACTAAAACACGCGCCGTGGGGCACTACTACCCCTATTCCGCTGACGGGTCAGTCGCGCTGTTCGTCGGTGCAGCAGCGGTAATTGGACACGGGTGGTTCGTGGTCATGGGTGGTGCAGGTGGATTGGGCGTAGGTGATGGCGTCACGGTAACGCTGGTTCGTCCGCTCCTCCGGGGTCATTGGGTTACCCGCTTACCGTCGGCGTCGTTGACGTAGTCGGCCAACCCGTGCGTTGAGCATGTCCACGCGTTCATGCGCGGCAGAAAAGCCAAACGTTCTCCACACCAGCAGAAGAACTCTTCGTCACCCGTCGAATGCACCGCCGCAACGAGGCGCGTCAGTCCGCCGCACCAGCCCATGCGCATCGCCGCCATGCCGCAATCACCGTCATCGAAACAGAACTGGCAGTCGAACGGCTCCGTGGTCATGGGGTTACCCCACCCGCCAGCGCTGCGACCACTACCGCAGCGACATGTGAGACAACCTCATCCTCGGTGGTGTCAACTACGCGGTCGCACCAGCAATGCCAAGACCCGCGGCCAGGGACAGTGCCATTGATGTGCCCACGCTCATCGAACACCGGGTAGTGGTCGCGGATGGCCGCCGCGGCAGTTTCAGTCGGGTTGGTCATTGGGTTACCCCGCCCCAAAATCTCGTTGCCACTGGGGGATGTCCCGATAGGCAACGAAGACCTCCGTGAGGTCGTCATCAGAACGAACCGCTTCGGCGTCCTTAAAGGCGTACTCACGTAGCACAGTTGGCGTGTTCTTCGTGATGATCGGGCAGATGGCACCACTCGGGGCAATGTAGGCCACGACGTACTCCCTGCGGGTGGTCATTGGGTTGCCCCCATCTGGTCCACACAGATGCTGGTTGCCTTCACCAGTTCATAGGGTGCCGGCCCGTCGTTGCGGTCGCAGTGAGCAAGCCACGCCGCCTGGACGTGCTCGCAGCTCTCAAACCCCAAGGTGTTCAGATCGGTGGTCATCGGCTTACCCCACCGGCGGCGGCGTGGAGTACGTCAGCGAAATGCTGCCGCCACCCCTGTTCGCCCTGACGCCCGCAGCGACACTCCTCCCGCCCATCGTTGTCGTAATTGGTCAGAGCATCCTCCTGATGTTCGTAGAGGAGGTCGATTAACTGGTCTTTCGTCATCGGTAGCTCACTCATTCGCTTCCCTCCCGTCCAAGCTGTGGTGGACGTACACCCACCCGATGGAACCGTCCGCGCGTTCGACGGGCTCGCAGCGCGGCCCACAAACGCAATCCTCAGACGCGTCGTGGTCGATCTCCATCAGTCCTCCGGGTGCCCGCATGCCAAGCATCCCCACACGAAGCCACCCTCACCGACGTGCTTCACCACGCCTGTGTCAGTGCCGCACTGATAGCAGCGGGTGGGCGTACCGGCGTCGAATGCCCGGTGGTCGTCCAGCCGGTGAACGGCAGCTATCGGCGGGTATAACGGTGTAGACCCCGGCAGATACCCGGAGGGGTCGGCCTCGGGCAGAATGCCGTCAGTCGGCCTGCCGTAACGCTGTTCCATCTCTAGTTCCCCCTCGTTGGTCATTGGGTTACCAAGGCGGCAATGGCGTGGCATTCAGGCTTGTCGCCGTCGCAGCCGCCGGTGAGGTCGTAACGCTGCTCGCAATGTGGGCACTGCGGCATGTCGTCGTCGGTGCCCTCGCAGTAGCACCGCGAGTGCTCGTTCCCAATGCAAAGAGGGCAGGGGCACGTGCAGTACTGCGGCGTGGTGGTCATGGGGTTACCGTCAGCCTCGGCGCCCATTTCGTCAAGAAGGGCGAGTGCAACGGTGAGCCGTTCGCGGGCACCGTCCTCGAGGAACAGTTCAATCTGACGTGCGACCTGCCGCGAGGTGTTCACGGCTTTCTCCCTGCTGCATGGAAACCCGCCACGACCATGTCCCGGAGCGCAATCGCAGCGCGCGGCGTCATCCGCAACGACTTGACCGGACGGCCCTTGCATTCCTCCCGGATGGCCCAGAATTGGGCTTCCGCCATGTCGCGCCGTAATTCCCAGTCGATGTGATCGGTCATCGCGTCCTGCTCCCCGGGGTGGTCATTGGGTTACCGCCCGCCTGATCCGTGGTACTGGCATCACCGCAGACCCCCCCACACCCGTGGATAAGGGGGTCTAGCTGTTTCTAGAGCATTCACCAAGCACCGCCCGACAGTCGTTCGGCCTCAGCCAGCACGGCAGACACCTCGGACAGGCGACCGGACCTAATCATCAGCGCCGGTATACGCTCACCAAGGTTGCGGTTCGGGCTTGTGAGCCACATCCGAACACCGTCCGGCAGGTACACCTCGGCAAGGCATTCGTGGATGCGGGACACGGCGCGCTGAACCTCAACGGTGGGGCGACGCAAATCGCTCTCACCCCGGGGGCGACCGAAACATCCGCAGAACGTATTGACCTCAACGCGCTTACCGCACATGCCGACATGTGAGGCATGTGGACAGTGTTGGCACGCCGCCACTTTGGTAGTCATCCAGTTGCTCCAGAGTCCCATGGCGCTTGCGGCCACGTCTTCTCCACGGTTCCGTCGTGAAGGTTCACGGCGACGTGGTTTCCCTTGTGCCCGCGAGGTTCGGTGCGGTAGAGAAACGGCGCCTGCGGGAGGGTGCTCGCCGTTAATGCTAGGCAGCGGCCAACCCTGTAGCCCACCCAACGGCCATCTTCATTCCTCACGCTGTTTAACCCCCGCCGTCGTGGGCTTCGTCGCTGGACCACGCTTCGCCGCACACCCCGCGTGCCCAGCTCTTTACGCGGTCTGAATCGGCGGTAACCTCAACCAGTTCGTCACCCCGGTACCGCTCAGCAAGCACAGACTGCGTTGAAACGGAATACGTCACAACAACCCTGTCATGACCATGTGTGAATGTCTCAGACCAAGTCTCTGTCACGTCGTCTCCTCGATGAACCGGTCGACCAACTCAACCTCCCGGCCCTCGCCTGGCTCACCCTTGAGAAGCCACAGCGCGAACGCGGTCAACGCAATGCGCATCTCCTGCCAGGTGAACGTGTCGTCCTCGCCGTCTTCGCTCACTGCTCACCCCTGCGCTGGCCCGCGCATCCCAGCGCGTGCAACCCAATCGGCCGCACCGACAACTCAGTAGAAATATGGGGGGCGCGTTGCAGCACTGTGCACACCGCAGACAAATGCGCGTCGCATGCCATCAAGCCTTCGTCGTCCCAGCGCCAAACAACCCACCGAGGACGACCACCACAGTCAGAACGCGAAAGTGACGGTTTCACGGTCGCGTCCCCTCTTCAGCTCGACAGACTTTCCATCTGCGAGAGCCCCGGCGATGAACGCACCCATCCCCACCAACCGGCGCACGGCTTCGGTGACGCTGATGCCATTGTCGACGGCGTAACACTCCAACGCCGCTTTCGTTCTCACGTTGATGTTCACGTTCAACCGCGTCTGCGGATTAGCTGCACCCATGCCTAAATCATACACCGTTTCGTGGCGATTTAGGGGCAACAACCGGGCAGTATTACGTGGTGATTATGATGACGAAATGCCGCGACCCCACAAGTTGACCCCACAGCCCGAACGGCGCCAACTCCAAACCGCGGCAAAGCAATACGACCGCAGTCGACGAAAGCTCATCGAAGCGGTACGCGCAGCGAAAAACGCCGGCGGAGGAATCGCGGACATCGCAGAACTCACCGGCCGCTCAACCAACACCATCCAACGGTGGCTCAGGGAATGAGCGGTTGCAGTGGAGCACCGACGAAGGGGCGCTACTACCGCTGTTCCGCTAGCGCAGCCACTCCCCCAGCCCTTCGGCGGCTTCGTCGGCGTTCGCCCTGTCCAAATGGGTATAAAGCGAAATTGTGGTGTTGATCGATTCGTGGCCGAGGTGAGCCTGCACCACCGGCAGCGGCCTCCCCTGCTGAACCATCCACGAAGCCGCCGTGTGCCTCAGGTCGTGAATCCGGGGTGACTTCGTCAAACCCGCAGCCTTCGCCTTCGCCACCGACGGGTACCACACGTTGTTCCGCCACTCCGACGCACGAATCGGGTTGTTCGCGGTGTTCACGAACAACCACTCATGGGAATAGTCCAATTGGTCGAGCACCTTGCGGGGAACGCTGATCGTCCGAATGCTGCGACGGGTCTTCGGGACACCAATCTCGTAGCGCTTCGCGTCGTAGGTGCGCTTCCACGCCCGCCCGACGTACACGGTGTTCGCCGCCCTGTTCACGTCCGACGGCTTCAGGGCGGTGGTCTCACCGAACCGGGTGCCGGCCACGACCATGAACGACAGGAACGGCCACCACCGTTCCTGGAACCCCTGCTTCAGGAGGTCGAACTCGTCGGGGGTGAGGAAGCACATCTCCTGCTTCTCGGTGCGCGGTAGACGGGTGCCGATGGTCGGGTTGGACGGGATCATCTCCGCACGCACCGCGGCGTTGAGCGCCGCAGACAGAAACCCATGCCGGTTGGCGAGGGTCTTCCCCGACAACGTGCTCTCCTTCCCGGAGAGCTTCTTCGCCGCCATCACCTGAACCCACTGCTGGCAGTCCGCCGCGGTCAAGGCGACCAACGGAATCTTCCCCAGCTCAGGGGCGATGTCGTGCTTCAGGTAGGCGTTGTAGTCGAACAGCGTGGCCTTTGTGACGCCCGTGCGGGAGTCGATGTAGGTACGTATCCACTCCTCCACCGTCGGGCCTTTAGGGCGTTGCGCGCGGGCGGTGGTGCCGATGCCCCAGCCGCGCATGGCGCGTTCGGCGCCGATGGAGTTGACGGCGTCACGAAACTCGACGGCGGCCTCCTCCGTGTCGAAGGTGGCCGCCGTCTGGGTTGTTCCGAGCTTGTAGAGCACCGCGTAGGCAGTGGTTCCGTCCGCTCGTTGCCTCGCTCGTATCGACGCCACTACGAACCCCCGAGGTTGACCGACAGCAGCCATTCGGTAACAGCACGTACTTCGGCGACACGCCCCGTGCGGATGAGGTCAATCGGCCGCTCCCCGCCGAGATCGCGGTGGGGTTCTCGTAACCAGCCGCTGACTCCGATGTCGTTGTAGGCACGAAGGAGCCGGTCGCGGATATCGCGGGGACATTCCTCGACGACGGTAGACCCCGGCTTGGTCTTGCTCAGGTGCGCCGCAAAAGCCGCTGCGTGTTCGGGATCGTCGAACATTTTGATGTGCTTCTCAACTTTGCCGTTCTGCGCGGTGATCCACTGCACGTCGCACCACCGTCGACCTCGATACTCCATCGCCGTCAGAATGGGCGCCGGCACTGGCTTCCACCCCCGCGGCGGACGATGAACCCGCCGGACATTTTCAGCGTCGCTGACGGCCTCGAGGTGGTCGGCGTTCACGCACCGCTTGTTGCAGCAGAGGTGATCGATGACCAGATCGTCGGGGATGTCGCAACCGTGTCGCATTACCCAGGCCACTCGGTGGGCGGGGACGTTTCGGCCGTTGACCGGACAGCTTCCGTATCTGCCGGGTGCAGCGCCACGCCACTCGAGGCAGCCCCATTCACTGAGGTGGACGTTACTGCGGAAACGGGCCTGAACTGGCTCTTTCAGCACGTCAGAGAAGGTGATCGGGTGGGCCACAAAAATGACCCTACCCCAAAACCCGCTTTGACAAGCGTTTGACAAAAGGAAAAGCCCCCATGTTTGGGGGCTTGACCTGCTACTATTGGTGGAGCTGCCGGGAATCGAACCCGGCCGAAAATGAATGCGACCTGCAATTACACCGCATTCGGAGGGTTTTGACGACATGAAATGACACGATGCGACCTGGGAAAACGTCAGGCAGCATTGACAGTGTCAAACAGCCACGACGACGGGCCAACCATGGAGTCGGCGTCGGTAGCCGAGGAGAAGATGAACCAATGAGCGGACAGTCGATGCTTGAAGGTGGCGAAGTCACCTCCGAAGAAACCATTGCAATCCAACTCTGGTTCACGTACTTGCATGCGCGCGGCGACTTTGAGGTGAGCGCGTGGCTTCAAGGCGCGAACATCACATACTTGGCGGCTCAGAAGTGGCTGTATTTGGACCGCGCCGAGAAGGATGCGTGGCTGGCTGTCGCGGCCAAGGCGCCGTCAATCGTCGCTGCTCCGGTAGGAGGGTAGAGCCGATGAAGGCTGAGCATCGCACGTTGGTGGCCATGACTTCCGAGCAGGAGGGCAGGGTGGCCAACGAGCTGAACAGGGTCGGCTTCATGGGCCATGACTGGTGGCCGTCAGATGTGAGGGTTGTTATTGAGACGGTCGTCAAGGTGTTGGAGTTTGAGGCTGCGACCGAAGAGCCGGTAGGAGGTTAGAGCCATGGCATCCACGCAGCGGCGTTTGACAGACGACGAGAAAAGCGAGCTGGCCAACCTGAACGCGGCCGTGACGTCAGCTATCGCTGCCCGCAGGCAATGGTTGGACGCGAAGATGCATGAGACGTCGCGACTAAAGGTGGGCAACGACATCTACGACGTCGACTCCGGGCGGAAGTTGGGGACGGTGTCTAGGTTGTATCGCTTTTGGGAGGACCGCGACGACGGTATCCGCGACACCTCTATTGAATGCTCTTACGAGTACGAGACGATGCCCCGCTGCTTCGACAACACCTCCCGCCAGACGGGCGTCCGGCTCGGCACCCAAGAGGACGTCTTGGAGCATGCAGAGTTTCGGGTGTCGATGCTGCGCGCTGCTGCTGGGTTGGGGAAGCTATGACTGACTGCCCCGATTGCGGATACCAGCACTGCCACACCCGAGACTGGCTTGCGGTATCGGCGTACTGCCCGCGATGCAGCTCGAGCTTCCCCATTGCGAACGCTTTCGTTGAGCAGTTGGTGCAGCCGCAGGCCAAGGGCTACGCCAACGCTGACCAGATCACGGAAGGTCGAGGGGAGCCACCACAGTGAGCCGCACCGACTTTCGCCGCGTAGGCCTTGGCTTCTGGGGAAGCCTCTGGGATTGGTGCCTGGAGTTTGCGTTGTGCCGTTTCGGCATTCATGAAGTGGCAGCACCCGAACGAGACGACCTCACCCCGCATTGTCTCCGCTGCGGCACAGCTGGGCTAGTGCTCCGAGGGGAGGCGGCCCGGAACGCAAAAACGCCGCCTCACTCCCTTGGTGAGGGGTGAGGCGGCGGTGAAGCAACTGCTTGTGTTTCTTCTCGTTGTGGGTGTGGTGGTGGCGTACTGGCCGTGGCTAGTCGGACTTGGCGCGCTGGCCGCGGTGGTTTGGTATGTGTGCTGGCGGTTGGAGTGGGCAGGTCAACTCCGAGCAGCACGCGCCCAGGAACTCGAAGCGTTGGCCGCTAGGGCTGACCGAGAGCACCGGTGGGTCATGGCCGGGGACGACCGGGGTGTGTATGGGATGTACCCGCCGGCAAAGATGGATGGAGTGAACGCATGACCGCCATGCCGCTTGATCTTCGGCCTCGTTGGCGGCTGCCCAGCGACCTTGGCTACGGCCCTGACAATCCGCCGGATAAGTACATCCTTGGCGATGTATGGGTGACCCGACACCGCGAAGGGCTATGCGATGAGTACATCGCAGTTAGTGGCGAACCAAGCCCGTACCTGCTTATCGGTGACGAACTTCTTCGCGCCCTGCACTACGACTCAAGGAACTACAACGTTTGCGCATGGGTTGACCTGACTGACCCCGAATACGAGGTGCACGCCGACCCCGGCTGTCCTGGATGCATGTCTGTTGCGGACGCGACACCCGATCCGATGGCCGTGTGTTTCACGGGAACGATGTTTCATGTCAATGCCCGCAACCAGCATTTGCTTTATCGGGTTGGCAACTACCGTCCGCGCAGCCGAACTTGGGAAGCCGCGTGGCCTGACTAGTTCAGTTTTGTCGGCACCTGCTACTACCGTCCCCACCTATGACTACATCCCGTAACGATGCTGCTGTGTGGGCTACTGGTGCTGCTAACACTTTCCGTGAGGTGGGTAGGTCTACGGAGAATGAGGTGACACGGAAGTTGGCTGAGGGGTTGGTGCAGTTGTCGGAGGCGGTGAGGACGTTGGCATCTAAGCCCTAACACGAAGAAGGCCGCCCCTCGCCCGGAGAGGTGAGCGAGGGGCGGCAGTCCGCGAACGGCACAGTCCAGCCTAGGGCTACAACGTCATCGCCCTGCGCGCCAATCTCACAGACGCGCGGGCGTCGGCACGGTTCTGCGGAGTGTCCTCCGCCAACAACGCCTCCAACGCGTCAATCAAATTGCCCGCCACATCATGCATCCCACCCAACCGTTCGGTGCACTCATCGCACTGAGCTTTCACCGTCGCGTACGCCTTGGTCTGCGAAACGTCCAACACCTCTTGCCACTTCTTCGCAGCATCAGCGAGGGTGGACTCACGTTCAGCCTTGACCGCTTCGCTCGCAACCTCAACGGCCTTGGACTTGACAGCCTCACTCTTGCGGTTCAGCAGCCAGTAGACGACCCCGCCGCCACCCGTACCGCCGAACAACACCATGCCCGCCACGGTGATCCACGCAGCCAGCGTCATCGGTGTCTCCGCTTCTGGTCAATGACGATTCGGCGAATGTCCCGCACGATGAGCAGCAACACGCATTCGAAGAGGGCGGCGCACGCGAACACCGCGTAAAGTGCCTTCCCCCACCATGCGGAATCGATCGACGCCACGATGTACACCAGGAGCGCGAAGGCGGCGGCGATGTCGCCGGACAGTTGTAACCACATGCCGGCGTCCCACTTGACCAGCTTCCCCGCCAAGCACATGCAGATTCCGAGACACAACCACAGCCATACGCCGTTCCAAACCGAGCCCATCGCATCCTCAACGGCCTGTGGGGTGCCGCCAGCCACCAGCAGCCCGTACAGGCCGGCTAGGGGTCCGATGTGCAGGTAGACGATGACTTGGAAGATGCCGACACCCTGCGCGTCGAGGATGGCGCCGAGCGCGGCGCCGAGGGCTCGTATCCGCCGTCGCAACCGTCGGACCGTTAGAACCACGCGATGGCCTTGAGGTTGACGATGGCGCCGAGCGTCCCGATTCCGATGCCGAGGAACCACGGCCAGTAACCGAGGGTGATGGGGCCGAGGTGGAAAATGGGGGCGACGACGTAGAACGCGGCGATGGCGAAGCACCCTGCGGCGGTCAGTGTGAAACCTGCGGCACGCAAACGGTATCGGGTGGTGAGGATACCGCAGATGAGTGTGATGCCGGCCGCGGCGAACAGGCCAAACCAAAACCACTTACCACCCGGAACCGTCATTAGGGATCGCCACTGCGGGGACGTAACACGGTCGGCGATCAGAACGGTATTCGTCCCGAACCCCAACGCCCACACCGCGAACACCCACCCGATGATCGTGGCGATACCCGACTCGCGGATCGTCACGCTGCGACACCCCTCATCCAAGCAACGTCACCCGGCTCGCTGACGGTGGAGTAGTGCGGGTTCGGGTTGGCGACGGCGAACTTGATCGCGCCGATCGTGGCCAGTAGCGCAGGGATCGTCATCACCGGGTTGGTCAGCAGGTTCGTTACCCGCGCCAGCAACGCCACGTCACCACCAGCCCATGAGTTCTCAGTGACGATCTTCGCGACCGCCGCCTTGTCCTTCGCCACGTCATCGTCACCCTCGTCGGCGAACATGTCACCCTTGCGCGGGTGCTCCTGCCACAGCCCCTCAATGGCAGTGCCGCGGGTGTCGAACCGTTCGTCGAGCATGATGCCGCCAGTCCCAGCTGCGGGTGGGTCGGTGGCCCATGAGCAGCAAGCGTCCTTGCCGCGGTTCGGGTTGCCGTGCGCCAGTCCGCGTTTGAAGTCCTTGAGCCGCCAGTGCAGATCACCGTTTTCGGGGAGAACGTGGTCGCGCATCAGCATCGTGGCGATCATCGCGCCTTGACTGAATGACTCAATCCCCCACGGTGTGCCAGCCGGGAACGGTGTGCCGTCGGGAAGTGTCGTGGACCCGACGAGTTGCACCAGCCCAGCGGTGGCCTGCTTGTTGGCGAACGGAATAGCGTCGTTGACGTACCCGTAGGGCTGCCAGTACGCCAACCCCTCACGCTGCACCTGATGCGCGGTATCGGCAGCCGGCCCGAACCACATGTTCGACATGTGGCCCTCGACGGAGAAGATGACTGGTTGCGCGAGACCGAGTGCCCCGAGGTCGTTGTCGGACACGACGCCGTCCTGGGGCTGGTTGGTGCGGCGCTCGTACTCGCGTTGTACCTTCTGTTCGTCGTAGCCGTAGTAGCCGTCGTTGCGGAGCGGTTGCCCGTCAACCCCGAGCGCATACGACCGGAACCGACGCAACATGACATCGGTCCACCTTGAGACCAACGGCCCATGCGAGCCGAGCTGAAGGGTCACAGTGCGTTACCCCGAAGGTCGACAATCCCGCGGCGCATCATCCGCCTCTTAATCCGGTAGCGATGACCGCGAAGTTGGTGGTGATGCTTGAGCTTCATCACTGCCACGGATTCTGGTAGGCGGAGCGCTGAAGGCCGCCGATTGAGCCCGGCGAGTGCGTACCCACGTTGATGTTGTTCGTAGCGACAGGTGGTGGTGCCACAGTCGCCTCAGGGACCAGTACCGTTCCCTCAGGCTTGTACGGCGCCCGATAGATACCCAGAGCAGTTAGCAGGGCGACCACGGCGGCGATGACCCACGGCCACGGGTTCGGCAGCGACGTCGAGTAATCCAGCACCGTCGGAATGATGAACGTCAACGCCGAACCAACGAGCCCGACGAGGGGCTTGTACTTCAACGGCACGACGTCGGCGAGGTCGAACTGAGGTGTAGTCACGATGCTGCTCCTTGAGTCTTGGTCTGCAGAACCCCGATCAGGGCTGCCAGGGGGGCTTTCTCGGAGTCGGTGAGCGCGCCGCTGAGTTGCAGCGCCTCGAGAGCGTCATATGCCTGGCCGATGATTTGACCGGTGCTTCCAGCTGCTGGGGTCGACACGTTGGTGATGTTGTAGACCGGGGCAGGTTCGACAGCCTCGGCGGGAGCGACAGCCGCTGGGGTGGAGGTGGATTCAGCGAGGATGGCCTGCGCCAGTTTGGCGTCGTCTTGCCGGTCCGGGTACTTGACGGGGTCGGCGTTGGCGACTTCGCGCAGCAACGCCAACGTTGGGGGGTGGCCGTAACCAGCGAGGAGGCGGCAGATTTCGACGTGCTGACTGCCGTCGGTGTTCAGCACGAATCCCGCCATCGTGTCTACCAAGCCCTCCCCCAGGTGCCGCAGCGGGCTGCGGCTGGGGAACTGCTTGGTCAACTCCTGGTAGACGCGGTCCCATTGGTCCTGGGGCACAGCGGCCATGTCTTCTCCTTGCGTGGGTGCATTGGCTAGGCGGTTGTAGATGGCAACGGCGTCGTTGAATCGGCCGTCGTACCGATCGGGGTAGTCCGAGTCCTGCACGTCTTGCGCGTAGGAGCCGGGCGAGTTGCGGCCGTTGTAGTCCAGGCGTGACAGCCGGTCGTAGAACAGTCCGGCTGAGGATTCGACGCCCATGCACGTCGCGGCGTCACCCCACCACCACCCGTTGCCGGTGTCGCGTACTTGTTGCTGGAAGATGCCGACTGAGTAAGCGTCGCTGCCAACGTCGTCGTGGGGCAATGCCATTGATGCGGGTACGCGCTGGTTGGCGTACACCTTCAGGTTGGATTCGACGAGGGCGGTGGCGAGGGCGATCTGAATGCCACGCGGCGTGATGTTCCGGCGCCGACCCTCAGCGATGATCCGAACCGCATACCCGTCAGCACGGGACAAGGCGACCGGCTGCGCCGGTTGTGCGGGCGGTGTCACAGCCCCACCGCGGCGGAACGTTGAGAACCCGTCAGCGCGGATCTTGCGGTTGATGAAATCTTGCACGCGGTCGACGTTCTGCGAACCGTATGTGTCGTAGCCCATCTGGAAATGCATCGCATCTTTGGGGCTGTCCCAGTCGTTGCCCCACCAGACGGTCTTCTCGTAGAACGCCAGCATCTCCCGGATGGTCGCAATCTGCGTTGCGCTGAACCCGGCATTGAGGACCTGGAAGGGGTGGCTGTTCCAATTCAAGTCGCAGGCGGTTCCGCTGAGGTGGTTCGACGTGCCGACGGAGTTGGTGGCTGTCCAGCACGCCGAATCGGGGTCGCGCAACGGTTCTACATATGCGTTGAAGTCCGCGGCCCACGCGCCGAGGATTTCTGCTGGTTGGCCTTCGCGGATCTGCAAGGACACTGACGTGCCCGGCACCTTGACCCACACACAGGAACCCTGGTCGACCATTCTCCAGCCGTTCTCGCTGAAGTCGTTCCCATAGACATTGCGGTCACCCATTCTTGGGCCGCCAAAAATCCAGCAAGTTGTCTAGGGCGGGGATGCCAAAGTCGATGTCCGGGATGAGTTTGTTCAACTCATCCCGGGCAGCGTCGGTCGTGTGGGCGATGTCCACCACGCCGTCGATGACGTCCTGCGCACCGGGGAACTTCTTGACGACCTCATCCACGGCGGCCTTGGTGGCGGCGCCAACGGCAACCGGAACCAACGGCAAGATTTGTTCGGCGATGATGCTGCCGAGCAGCTTCTTCACCGTCTCTTGGACGGTCGGGTCTGAAATCACTTTGATGAAGACGTCAGCGGCGAAGTCTTTGAGTCCTGGCATCAGTCGAGTACCTCCACTGCATAGATGGCCATCAACGCTTGCTGATTCGGGGTGTAAGCACTCATTTGCATGGAGAGGCGTTCCATCCGTTCGGACGCCGCTATCGGGATGCCGTCGTATACGAGGACGTGGATCATGTGGCGCCGACGTTGATACCGAGGCTGGTTGCGTAGGCGGTGATGGCTGTGGCGGCTGCTGATTCGGCTTTGGTGTGGTTGTGCTTGCCGGTGAGCCAGGTGCGGATGGCTGCGGTGGGGAATGGTGTTGCGGCCGGCGGGGTGGGGGTTGTGGGTGTGGACGCCTGCAACACGGTCAGGAGCTTTGCGCCGTCGACAACGCCGAAGCCGGTGGTTTCGTCGCGGCCTGGTCCTGCGCGGAATGCACCGTTGTTGCCGGAGGTGACGTCGAAGCACACCGACGGATTGGCGATCACCGCGGCACGAAAGTCGAATGCCTTGCCGCCGAGCAGTTCCCACAGCAGCGCATACAGGCCCGCATACAGGGGTGCGACCAATGAGGTGCCGCCGATGACGGCGTCCTGGCCGTCGATGGTGACCTGGTACCCGGTCTGGGGGTCGGCGTTACCGGCAACGTCGGGGACGTCGCGGCCCGGGAAGTGCTTCGACACCCCCCCACCGGTCGCCGAGCTGGTGGGCTCGTCGTCCCAGGTGACCTCGTTGATCCGGGCGCCGCCGGGACCAATGGTGAGCCGGGTTCCACCGCATGCAATGGAGGCGGGTGCGCTGGCGGGGAAGTCGACCGACGCCGACCGCTCCCCGTCGCCGGAACCGGAGTCCCCGGAGGCGACGAACAGCGGCACACCAGCAGTCGCCGCGGTTTGGATGCGAGTGGCGAAGCGGTCCATCGTCGCCGTGTCCCATTCGGGTTCCGCACCACCCCACGACAGGGTGACGACGTCGGCGTGGGTGAAGCAGTAGTCGAGGACTTGGTAGAAGTCGGCGTCGGTGTTGCCGCCGAACACCACGACCACGTCAGCGTCGGGTGCTACTTCAAGGACACCGAGGATGTCGGACTGCACTTCCCCGTCAGCACCGTTCAGGCCGTCCTCATGGTTCCTGCCGCTGCCGACGTTGACCGAAGTGAGGAAGCCGCCCCGCTTGATCCCCTGCTTGGCCAGGGCGGCGTCGATCTGCGCGATGGTGAACCCGCCACCCAGCTCAGCGATCGCGACACGGCAACCCTTCCCAGTGGCCTTCGTCAGCGGGTAGTTGTACGCGGTCGCCACCTCACGGAACGTCAACGATTGCGTCGCGGCGTGGGGGTGGCGGATGTGGTTGGACAGCACGAAGAAACCTCCGGGTCTATTCGGGGGGTGAAAAGTGGGCAGAGAGGTCTAGAAGTCGATGAACGTGTCAGAGCCGAACCAGCACATCGCTGTGAACGCACCCGCAAACAACGCCAGGCCGACGACCCTCCCGAGGCGCATCAGAACTCCACGAATCGGGAGCAGTCAGTGAAGGTGACTAGTAGGGGTGCCGCCACGGCTAGCACCGCAACACCAGCCACCGCACCAAACACAGCGCAGCACACGTAGCGCATCACGTGTACACCACGTTCACGTCCACCGAAGATGTTGGTGCCGTCCCACCCGTGCGTGTAGTTGCGGCGGCCACCGTGATAGCTGTGGAGAACTGCAAGCCGTGCGGCCACTGCGCCTGCCCCTTACTGTTCGCGGGCAACCCAATCGACATCACCGGTGTCGTCGTCCCCACCGTCACCGAACCCTGAGCGGTGTTGAAGAACTGCACATACGCGACAGCCGAGTTGGGGTTGTGGAAGTCCCACCCGTACACCTGCCCAGCGGAAGCCTTGACCGCAGATGCAGTGTTGGTGAGAGCTGAGGTGTAGAACGAGTTACCACCCGACCCCGCCGGGGTGGGGGTGGCCGCGGTCCGCAAGTTGAGGGCCGTGGCCTGAACGACGGTCGTCGTCCCATTCGGGTACGGCGCCGTGGACAGGCGGGCCGTCGCCGACACCGTTCCCCCCGCGAAAGCGGTCGAAATACGAACCCGGAAATACCGGTACGTCAACGGTCCTTGGAAGAACCTGCTAGTGGATGCGGCGATGGTGACGGCGGCGCCAGTGAAGAACGCCGCAGACGCTGACGCACCATCCACGTACGGGAGTGTGGTGAACGTCGTGTTGTCGTTGGACCCCTCGAACACGATCTGCCCGGCGGAGATACCGGAGGATCCGTTGACCTGAACGTAGAACGAATGCACCGACCCCGACCCGTTACCCAACGCTAGTGTGTCGATCGCACCAGACCCCGTGGCGGCGAGGACATTGTCGTTCAGGGCGGAACGGTTGGTGCCACCGGTCACGAAGTAGTCATCCAGCGGGGGGCGGGCAAGGAACGTCGCGAGTGTGGGTTGCAGACCGAGGAAGGCGAGCATCTTGTCCCGCATCGAATTAGCCATGTTAGTGCGCCTTCAGGATCGCGGTGATGGACATACCGACACGGGGGTCCGTGCCGCCGGTATGCGTGAGATTCAGCTTCACTCGGGCTGCCTGGCCGAAGTTGCGGACCGTGCGCTGCACCTGAATCGGCGTGGTCACCGTCGGCGGGGTGTCGGTGTTGTCGGCGATGATTCCGAAGTCTCCATCCAACGGGGCGGTGTGGAGGCCGGTGTAGAAACCGCACTTCTCCACCACGCAGGTGTCTACTTGTTCCGGTTGCAGGTCGAAGTGGCGGGGCTTCTGAAACTGAAAATTGTAGGTGTGGGGTTGCATGAACTGAAGCTTTGCCCCCACCGACCACGTCGTCGGAGCTCCCGAGACGGCGAGGATGGTGATGGCGAAGGTGATTTCATCGGCCCACGCCCAGTCCGGTTTGTTGGTGGGATAGTTCAGTCCGAAACCGCCACCATCGTCGAATTTGATGCCGGCGGTGCCGTCTGAGGTTTGCGCGGTCAGCAGGGGTATCGCAATCGAGTACGTCATCACAAGCCCCTATTAGTCGTGGTTGGACACGATGATCGAATCGGCGACCAGCGTTGCCGGGTACTGGTCGGCCAGCCCGGTATCAGAGGACCGGTTGATGTAGAGACCAATGTTCAAGCCGCCGTTGAACTCCGCGATGTTCCCCTGCCCGGTGAGGGCGTCAGTTTGGGGTGGTTCGGCGGCGGACTGCCCGGACAGTCCGGTGAGGTCGAACACCTGATTCTGCACTTGAGCTTCCTTGTAGCCACCCAACCCGCTGTTGGCTTGCAGATCCCACGTCAACCGCAAATAGCCGAAGCCTTGCTTGTTTTCGTTGTCACCGGTCCACAGATGGGTGGTGCCGGGGATGTCGATGGGTGTTTTCGCGTCGTTGCGGATCTGCACCTTCGAATAGGTGGGCGACCCCATGCTCTTGACCGTCAATGCGGGGAAGGACCGGGAACTGTTGTCTTGCTTCTGGATGTCGAAGTACATGCCGAACTCTTGCCACGTCTGGTTAAACCCACCCACGCCGAGCGCGAGGAACGCCGAATACGACAGGTAGCGGCGGCTGGTATACAGCGACAGCCCGCGGAAGGTGTAGCAAGACTTGCCTTGGTTGTTGACGTCGTAGGTGCGCATCTCGGTGGACAACTGGAGGGCGAGGCGCCCGGAATGCGTGGGGTAGGACGTCAACCCCAGCGGTGGGGTGGCGGCCATGCCGGTGAAGTGGGAGGCGCGCCAACCGTCGAAGTAGTTGTCACCGAAGTTGGAGGCGTAGAGGATTTCCCCGGTGGGTTGACCTTTGTCGAATGCGCGTGCGCGTCCCCCGTATCGGGTGGCGTCCTTCGCCAGTGCCATCAGATGCCTTCCATGATGATGTCGTCGATTTCGCCGTTGGAGTCCAGGACGATGCGGGCTGCCTTGTTGGTGATGACGGTTCCGGTGGGGTCGACGATGGTTCCGGCGAGGGCGTGGATGGCGGTGCGGGCGTCGACGGGTGTTTCAGAACGGGTGAGGTCCTTGCCGGTGGGTTGAGCGTCTCCGAGGTCGTCGACGGTGAGGAGCACGTTGCCTTTTTGCCCGGCGACGGTGACGACGGGGAGGACTTCGGCGAAGGCGGGATGTCCGGGAAGGGGGGTTACTTCGACGAGGTCGACGGTGGTGGCGGTGAGGGGCGCTTGGAAGGTGAACGAGTCGGGTTGGTAGGTCTTCCCGCCTGCGGTGAGCCCTTCGGGGTAGTCGACGCGGTAGTACAGGTTCCCGGCGAGGCCGAGGACCGCGGTGTTGGCGACCAGCTTCACTCCGGTGGCGCCGTTGGCGGTGATCTTCCCGGCTCGGATTTGCGCTTTGATGGGGACGAGCCACAGGTTGGCGGGCGGCGTGAGGGTCGGCGCGGGCAGGGAGTCCCCGGAATCGATGAGGGGGGTAAGGACTACGGAACCGGTCATGGGGGTGAGTTCGGGGTCGTTGTCGACGTCGTACACCGAGTCCCGTACCGCGGCGAGGAACGTTCCAGTCACCGTGAAATACACCAGGTTGGCCACAGGTCAACGCCTTTCAGTTCACTTGCGCGGTGATCTCGTCGCCGACGCACACGATGGGCCCGATGTGTTGACGGCCTGCGGTGAGGTGCACGGGGTGCTGGAATTGGGCGGAGAACGACGGCGGCCCGGTGGGTGCATGGAAGTACAGCAGGCAGGGGTAGTCGCCGGTGTCGATGACGGGGTGCGCATGCCCGACGGTGAAACCATCTTCGGTGCCCCAACGGATTTGGAACCGCTTCTCGGTGGGCAGGTCTTCGTCGGGGTGTGTGCCGAAACCGATGTAGGCAGGCCACACCGTCAGGGCGAGAAGCCCCGCCCCACTCACGACCGGCCTTCTAGATTGAGCACGACGTCCCGCGCTATCTGGCAGTTCAGCACGTAATCCAGGTCGGGTAAGTAGTTGAACAGGACTTCCGACACCACATCTGCTCGTTCCGCGAAGTCAGCTATCGCCGCCAATTCCTCGGCAAGACTGTCGACCATCGTCGTCCTTCCATGCAGAAGGCCCCCACCAGTGGTGAGGGCCTTCGAGTGCGGTTCGTTGGGTCAGTTAGAAGTCATCGACAGTGGCGCGCAGTAAGTCAACGACACCAACCATTTCGCCGCCGACGTGGATGGTGAGGTTCTTGGTCACGTCGTTCTTGTGCAACCGAGCATCCCGCCATCGTTGATTCACTTGCTGCAGCGCGGCAATGAGATCGTCGGGGCTGATGCTCACCCGTTCGTAGAGACTCACGCGGTCTGCCCGTTACGACGAGCCCGGTATGCACGTGCGTACTCGCGGCATCTACTGCAGCACTTGAACTGTGCGGAATCTCGCGGCTTGCCGCACTGGCCGCAAATACCGGCGTTCTTCGGCTCGCTTCGTTTACGACGCATGTATTCACGGACGTAACGCCGATGGCATTCAATGCACTGGCGACCGCCCTTGAGCAACACTTGAGTGTTGTCGGGGGTGTACTCATGGCCCGAATCGCAATGGGTACGGCTCGCGTTGTGGTCGCCACCGTTGCGAACCTTGTCATAGTTGTTGGCAGACATGGTGTCCCAACGAAGGTTGCACAGGCGGTTGTCTGTAGAGACATCGTTGTGATGGCAGCAGACCATGCCTTCAGGACGAGGACCAACAAAAGCTTCCAGCACCAATCGGTGCACGAAATGCAGCTTTCCCCGCCTAACTGACCCCGGGTAGAGGCCCACAAGCAGGCGTCCCGCCTTATCTGGAGTTTGCTTCAGAATCTGTCCGCGAATTCTGTAGTTGTGACCGCCCCGTTGGATGGTCCTTGGCAACGACTTAACGCGACCAAGATCACTGACTTCGTACTTGCCTTCAAAGCCCGGAATTGGCTTCCAAGTCTCTTTCTGAGGTTCGTCATGCATGTGAATGATTCTATCACCTACACAACGTTTTACCAGCTCTAGGACTGAGTATAACTTGGGGTAACGACCAGCTGCCCTTGCGTTCCAAGGGTTGTTGACGTGATGCTGACCTTATCCCCCATCGTATTTCCGGTCGCCGCAGAAGCCAAGATGGCAAACGAGTACGTGCCTGCTGCAAGATCTACGGTGACGGAGCTGCCGGTGATGGCGCCCGACGCTGCGGTACCCCAGGTGGTCTGCTTCCGGGCGTAGGCGGGGGAACCACCGGTGGCTTCGTTGGCGGGGGTGGCGGAGGTGCCGGGGTCGCCGGTCGCGATGCCGATCCAGGAGAGGGCGGTTCCGTAGGAGGTGGCGAGGGTGTTGCGGGTTGCGGTCACGGCAATAGCCACGATGTTTCCTTTACTTGGGTGATGGCCCCTGACACCGGGTGGGTCAGGGTGCGTTTGGGGGGCTTCCCACACACGCTGTGAGGAGTTAGCGTCGGGATTGAGGGGGAAGTTCGTTGAAGCGTGTGAATGTCGACCATTGGCGGCGGGGGGCGCCGTGGCTACTAGCGGTCAGCGCGACGGGGTCGCTGGCGACAAGCTCGTTTACCTACGCAGGTGACCTGCACGTATACGTTTTTGGCGGCGAAGCATTGAAAGCACCGTCCGTTATGTACACGCCAGGCTGGATCGACCAGATGACCGCGTTGCCTTTCGTTTATCCACCGTTTGCGGCGATGCTTTTCTATCCGCTGCATTGGTTGCCGTTTTGGCTGGTCACGTTTCTGTGGAGGGTGTCGGTGGTCGCCGCCCTCTATGTGTCGATGCGGATCGCTCTGCGGCTCATGAAGAGGAACGATCCACGGGCCGCGATGCTGTGGACGGCAGGCGGTATATGGCTTGAACCCATAGTCGGGAACATCAAGTCGGGAAACGTCGGCGTCTTCTTGATGCTCGTCGTTCTCTATGCGGCCTACAGCACACGATGGTGGGCATCCGGCCTACTCGTAGGGGTCGCATCGGGAGTAAAGCTGACTCCTGCCATCGCAGCCTTCTATTTCGGCGGGGGACGGCGCTGGGCAGCTATGACGTTCTCGGTTGTCGCGTTCCTTGCCACCCTGCTAGCGGCGTATCCACTGGTGGGCAATCGAGTTGTCGCCTACTTCACCGATTGGATCGGCGGGGACTCGTTGTTCTCAATGGGTTACACCGTCAACCAGTCATGGCGAGCTGGGATCGCCCGCGTGGTGGGTTACGACCCGGGGATGAGTGCTCTCGTCGTAGTTGCCATCGCAGCCACGTTTCTGGTTGCGGTTGGCGCGTGGTGGATGCTCCGACAGGATGCGGTGGGAGCGTTGTTGGTGATCATGATATTTGGGTTGCTGGTCCCGCCGGTGTCGTGGACCAACCATTGGGTTTGGTTGGTGCCGTTGGTGATGTGGCTGCGGAACGGCACCTGGTGCCAGGCGAAGGGCGCGCGGGTGTTGTTCTGGGTGTGGCTCATCGTGATGGTGGTGGCGGTGCCAAATGCGTTGGATCAGTTGCAGCCGGTGGCCAACCAGATCAGCCGTCCCGGAGGGTTAGCGTGGGCCGCACTGATATATCCCTTACTCACAGTGACGACGTTTGGGTGGATGATCGCCACTGGGTTACGCGCCCGTCAGCGAACGCATTCTGGCCAACGCCGTGTAGTTCGACCCGTAGACGTTGGCGCCCCAGCCAATGACTGACGGGGTCAACCACGCAGTGCGGGACTGCGAGTACACCTCGACCCAATCAATCCCATTAAGGGATACACCGAAGTAGTGGTTGGTGCCGTCGTCGCGGATTCGCCACCAACGGGCGGTGGTGTACAACGCCGATTTGGCTGTCCCAAATGCGAACGGCGTTGATGAGTAGGTGGTGGCATTGGTGTGTTGAAAGACGCGGATGTCGGGGAGAGACGTACCACCGTCTCGCTGCAGGCCAAAGTCTACCCACTTGGTTCCGTCCCCGACTGCGATGACCATGGCATTGTTCACCGCTCCTGCGAGTTGCCAGTCCATGTAGAACGTGGCGGTGTAGTTGGACGTCGCCGTGAGGGTGCGGTATTGCATGCGCAACGTCTCGGAGTTGCTGCCGACAGCGACCGCGTTGAGGATGTAGCCATCTTTGTCTGCGGTGAATGTGGATGAACCCAAGGTTGTGGTGGACCAGCCAGTGGAGGCTGGAGCGACGCCGGAGAGTCCGGTTCCGGCAATGCTGATGATGTTCCAGGCGGTGCCGTTGTCGCGGTACAGGTTGCCGTTGTCGGTGGCCTGGTACAGGGCTCCCGGGAACCCCGCTGCGGGGAGCGACGCGAAAGTTCCCGCTTGGTTGAGTCCGTTCACTGCAGCGTTGGTGGCGTTGTACTGCGTGGCGGACAGGGTTCCACCGGTGGTGAAGTTTGTGGGTAGTGCTGGCATGGAGTGTCCTTTAGGCCAGGGTAATCGGGAAGGTGTAGGGGAAGCCGGTGGCGGCGGTGACCGCGCCGGTGCCGGTGAAGTTGGCGGTGACTGCTTGCGCTGCTACGACCGTGAGAGTGCCTGTGCCGCTGTGGGTGGCATTGGCGCGGAGGATGGCCGAAACAACTGCTGACAGGGTGCCGACGGAGGAGAACAGCGCTCCGCCTTGAAGGAGGGCCGTCAACACACCATCGCCGGTGAAAGCGGCGGATACCGGCAGGGATGGCACTGTGGCGGCAGTGAGGGTGCCCGCACCCGTGAAGGTGGGGGCAACCACAGGGTTGGCGATCACCGTGGCGGTCAGAGTTCCCGAACCGGCCAAACTCGCACCAACAGAGGGCAGTGGAGCTACAGCAGTGAGCACTACACCCGCGGTGACCCACTGTCCAACGTTGCCCTGATACCACGCCAGGTCAGTTGACCCATCCGCTTCACCTGGGGCATCTTGAATGGCGACAGTCCCGCGTGATACACCGCTGATACTGGCCACAGCTTGGGCGCCAGCCGAGACACCAGATATTCGGCTTCCCGCCGACGTAGCGCCCGTGAGGATTCTCGTTGCCGTAGTGCCGCTGTTATTGGCGCCGGTAATCCCTGACGAAACGCTGCCAGCGTTTTGAAAGGCTACCGAGTTACCGCTCAAGCTCGACACACCAGGCTGGTAGTACGAGACGGTTTGCGGCCCGGTCGGTGGGTTCCGCAATGCAAAGACACGAACACCGCGAGACCCGCTGCTTCCACCGGGTAAAGCCTGGTCAACGGCAGCTTTCGAGGTCATCGTGACACCGCCATAGGTGACCGTGGACGCACCGGTACTGACACCGTTCGGGCGGCCGTACACCACTTCTACGAACACCCAAGTGTTGGCATCGCTGTACGTGATCGTGTGGTCCCAGCTAATCGTCTTGTTGTTCGAGCCACCGGACTGGCTGGTGTAGGTGCCCTGCGAGTCATATACGACCGGCTGCTGCACCGCTGCGGTAAACGTGCCCTCACCAGTGAATTGGGGCGCGGACTCGCCGGCCTGCGCGGACAGGGTTCCGTCACCGGTGAAGGCGGCGGTCGCGGTCTGCGACACCGTCACCGACACAACACCCTCACCCGACAGTTGCGCAGCAACCGGAATCTTCACTGAAACCGTCGCCGACACCGTTCCAGACCCCGTGAAGACGGGTGCCTTCTCCCCGAACTTCTCCGCCGTCACCGACAACACACCAGAACCCGTCAGGGACAGGGTGACGGCCTGCAACGCCTTCGCCACCAACGTCCCCGAACCAGTGAACGCCGGCTTCGCGCCACCAATGGTCACCGACGCCGACAGCGTGCCCTCCGATGTGAACCCAGCATTCAACCCCGGCGACAGCGTCGCCAACCAATCCCACACCGGTTTGTGAGTGAAGTCGTAACGCATCGCCCCCCACGTCGACTCCACGTTCTTCATGTCCGTGCCACCATCGCGAGCGCAGTAGAACAACACCACCTCGACATACGACAACGCCGCGAACAAACCCCACAACTGCTGCCAATACGAGCTTTGCTGCGCCTCAGTCACATTCGAGCATGGGAACCCCGCCTCAGTGACCCAAATCTTCTTCGCACCATCACCCTGATCCACCATCAGCTGGCGGATCTCCACCAACTGGCGCATGTTGTCCAGGTTCATCGTCGGAACCGGACCCACATCCGAACCGTTGTACCCAGTAGTATCCAAATGCGGGTAGACGTGGACCGCCATCGCGTCGAACTTGCCCTGCGCCCCATACGAATAGCACTGCGTCAAGTAGTCGATTTCGGGGAGGGACGCGATGCCGTATCCGAGCCACGACCCGATGCGCTGCACATGGTAGGTGCCGCCGAAGATGACCATCGACTGCCCCACACCTGGGCTCACCCCCGGTGTGGGGGTACCCGTCAGATCCGGGACAGCTTTGATGCTGTTATACGCGGCGACCAGGCGGTCGGTGTAGTCCTTCGCGTTGATCTGCCCACCGTCGTGGTTCTGGTCGTTCTCCTCATTCCAAATCTCGAAGATCCGAACACCACGGTTCAGCTGACCGTTCGTCGCGTACCGTCCGTCGGTGCGAATACCGGGACCACCCGGCTTGTACCGTCGGACGACTTCCGCGCACCACACCCCAAAATCCGCCGCCGACGGGGACACCCCACCCCAGGAGAACGGCCCGATCCGCACCCCACCCCAATACGGTTTGGCGACACCAAGGATCAACACCACCTCAGACCCCAACAACAGGGCCTCATTCAACGCCGTATCCAAGGTCGTCCAGTCACGACCCGTCGAACTGGGTGGTGTGCCGGCGATGAGGGTGCCGGGGTCGGGTTGCTTCGCGATCAACGCCCACGCCGCACCGATACGCCAATACTTCGGCGCCAACGGCTTCACCTCGGAGTACATGCGCTCCGCATCGGCCAACAAATCGGGCGTGTTGTACCACTGCTGATCGACCTGCGCGAAACCCCACTTAGGCAACGTCAAGACACCTTGATGTCATACGCCGACAAATCATCGAACCCCGGACCCGACTGCGGACTGGAATTGGTGCCGCAGTTCAGCAACACCACCTCACGATGCCCCGACCCATGCGACACCTTGTTACCCGTGTCCGTCCACCGCAGGTCCGTCATCTCCGCACCATTGAGGTAGTAGTAGAACGTGTTGTCCGCCGTGTAATACTCCGCGGCGATCACATCACCTTCCTTCACCACCCCAAGGTCGTAATGGTTCGACTTCATCGGTGTGCCACCACCATTCAAACCACTATTCAGATAGCCCACCTCGAAGTACACACCGCCATAGTTGTAGGTGGTCTTCATGTACATGCCGTTGGTGAATCCACTGTCCGTGGTCGCCGGGGGGCACGACGCATACATCAGGCTGTTGCCGTAATCCATGTCCCGCAACGCCACCTGAACATGCCAATTGTCCGTCAACAACGTCTTCGCGGTGTACCGTCCAGCGTTGACGGCGTACCCCTTCACATGGGTGCCGTCCTTCAACGTCAACTCCGAATACGGGCTGATGTTCGTCCAGTCCGTCCCAATCGACGCGCGGTCGAAGTGGTCCGAGAACCCCTCCAACCCCACCGTCCCCTGAGACTCCAACGCCGAGATACGACCAATCACCCCCGCCACCGCCGGGTTCTGCGGCGTCACCGACTGCTTGGTGATCCCAAACCACCCCAACACCCAAAACGCGAACGAATCAATCATCTTGAAGATGTCCCCAAACACCGGGGTTTCCTCGATCGACTGCACGATCTGCACCACGTACTGCGCCATCTGCCGCGCCACGTTGGTCGCCTGGTTCGCCGAATGGATGGCCGTCTGGATGGCGCGCTGCAACCCATTGAACAACGGCTGCAACAACTCCAACGGATTACCCAAACTCGATCCGCCAGTCAACCCGTTGAAGATCAGGTCGATGAGCGGTTGAATCAACGCCTGCACGAAGTTCAGGACCGCGCCCACCGGGTTGGTCACCACCCCGACCAGGCTCCCGAAGAACGCCTCCGGCGACGACAAGTCGATACCGGTCAAGTTCTTGATGATGGGGAAGATCGTGACGTCCAGGAACTCGCTCAACGCGTCGAGGAACGCTTCGAGGTCCGCGATGGGGCTTTGCGCGTTGTAGTCCAGCCGATCCAGTGGGGAATGGCTGATCGGCAGCGCACCGTTGAGGAATGCGTCTCCAGCTCTTGGCATTACACCGGCACCAACAGAATCGACAGTTGCGCGCCGCGACGGTCGAAGTGATACAGACCGGCCGCGCCGTCGTTGTAGGCGTTCACGTACAAGGTGGCCGCCGCCCCTGTGGACCCGGCTGGGATCACCGCCCGACCATTACCGGGGGTGATGGCGTCGTTGATCGTGCCGGTCGCCGTCCCCGACGCGTGGGGCTGCAGGAACGCGTAGGTGGAGATGTTTCCGTACCCGCGGGCTACCAGCACCCCGTTCACCGCGCCCAACCGCACCTCAGCGCCCACGATCAACGGGTCGGCATCCAACTCGATACCCGTGATCCGCATGTGCCCCTGCACATACGGGACGCAGTCGAACTCCTGCGGCGGAATGAGGAACGTCCCCAACGGGACCGTGGTGCCGATCGCCAACGGCACGTTCACGAACGCCGCCTCTGGCATCGTGTAGAACTTGTTCACCACCGTGGTGAGGTTGCGGGGCTCCCACTTGTTCGTCGACGCGTTGTAGGTCGCCACATCCAAGTCGTCGGCGACGACCGAGCCGTTCCAGTTCGCCAACGCCTCCATGTTGCCCATGACGCCCTGCGGGCCGCGGATCAACTCCTTGTTGATCTGCACCAGAATCGACGGGTTGTAATCATCACCGGTCTTGTTGGTCTTTACCGTCGACGTGACGTCCGGGGTGACCAGCTCGAACGTATAGGTGGTCTTCGCGACCGGCCCGACGGGGCCGGCGGTGCCCATCTGAAAACGTTCGTAATGATCGCCATACCAGATGTACCAGTTCGATCCGATTTCGTTTCCGTTGTCGTCGAACTTGCGGACGATCCAGTACTTCCCGATGTCGACGTCGTCTTCGGTGAGGTTGGTGGGCAGGTCGTCTTCGTCGTCGTAGATGACGAACTGCAATTTCCCCACCGGGGCGTTGGATCCCGCCGGCCCCTCAGGGCCCATCAACGCCGCCAGCGACAACGCACCGTTGGACCCGAAGATCTCCAACGACGCCGATACCTGATCGGGGGTGTCTAGGTCGGAGATGACTCCGTAGACGTGGGCGATGAACGGGATGTCAGCGAGGTAGACGTTGTCCCCCACGCTTGGGCTGACAGGACTGGTCATTCACGCTCCTCATACACTTCAGTGACCGTCGGGACGACCGACCACTGATCGGAAACAGGGGCAGGTTCTGCGATTTCGATGGGTTCGTCGGGTTCGTCCATCGGCACCCACGTCACCAAGTCCTCGTAGAACCCGGCCGCTTTCACGGGGCGGGCCTTGATGAACCGTTTGTCCTCGATGCGGCGCCAACCCGCCTTCACCAAGTGGTGAACCAAGGCGGGGAGGACGTCGGGGTAGCGGGCGTGGATGGGGTTGAGGTCGAACGCCGACCCGTGCGCGTCGACGGGGTATTTCATGTCGTGCTCGAGTTGGAACACGGCGTCTTCGACGTCCTTGAGGGCGGCGATTCTCTTCGCGACGAGGGGGTGGACGGGTTTGTCGGTCACGACGTCCTTCCATGCAAAAGGCCCCCACCATTGGTGAGGGCCTTCGAGAATTATTGTTTCAGTTAAGTCGGTTTAACTTCGCGCACAAGCACACACACATTTGGTTTCTCCGCACGCTTGGCAGCGTTGTCCCGCTTACACGTCCGGCAAAACCGCTGATTCTTGTTCACGCCGTCGATGAGATGCCCCCGCTTGCAATGCGTACGTTCCGCATGGCGCTTCGTCATTTGCGCGCTGACCTGCTCGGACCTGCACCGTTTGCAATAACGCCGCTTAAGGCCGTTGGCGTGCACGGCGACACCGTCAAACGGGTGACCCTTCGAACACGTCGTCAAGCGCTTCTCACGACGACGACGCTGAGCATCCGCCTGACACGTCTTGCACACCCGCTGGCGCACAGTCCCATCTGGTCGACGAGCAACGCCATCCTTGACCACACGATTCACGAGAAGAGGGTGTCTTGACCTATCAATCCGCCGACTAGGGATGCGCCCGCTTGGATGGCCCGGAATCCTTGCGCGATCGGGTCGTCGTGACGGGTGTCGTCACCTATGGACACCGTGTACGTGATGGGCTTTCCGCGGTCGTACTCGTACCGGATGGCCGCCACCTGGTCGACGTACAAGATGCCGTCCACCTCGAACCCCACCCTGTCATCGAGCAGGATGTCGCGGTTGATGATGTATGGGGCGCCGTTGCGGATTTGGGTCTTGAAACCGCGGAACGGTTTCGTCTTCTGATCCCCAGTCCGCAACGTCAGGAAACTGGAAATGGTGTAGGCGACACCGTTTCCGCGTTCCACCCGCTCCAAGTAACCGAAATCGCCGGTGAGCAGTGCGCGGATGGGATTGGTGTACCGCTCCCAACTGAACAGTGTGTTGTCGAGCTGACCCTGGTAGAGGTCCGAGAGACCTGCCCCCAATGGTGGGCCGCCGGCCTGACCGAACACACCGGAGGTCACCACCAACTGCAGTTGCGACAGGGCGAACCGGATCCCGAACGTGTTGTGGTTCCAAAACCCGTTACCGGAGTAGTTCTGCCACCCAGGAACCGTCATGTCGTAGAAGTCGTCGACACCCAACGATTCGACGCTGACCAACGTCCGGTACGTCAGCGCCTTCGTGGGAATCATGTTTTGGTAGAAGCGGTCCGGGACATCCCACGCCGCCGCCACATCAACACCCGTGACGTTCGCGTGGTCGACGGTGCCGACCTTGTCGCCCACCTTCAGTGCGCGGCCATGGAGGAAGCCGCAGTCGGTGAGGAAGCGGTGCTCCTCGGTGGCCTTGATGCTGCGTCCGTCGTCCAAGGTGTAGGCGAACAGTTCCGCCTGACCCTTCTTGAACGCCGTCACCGCCGTCGCCGGCACCCGCACCCCCTGGGGGGTGATCGACCACACTCGAAACGACCGCCCACTCTCGGCGAGGACGTCGATCCGCTCATCCCCGTCGGGGCCTTCGATGATCGTGTCACCCGCCACGCACTGCAAATCATTCACCAGCTTGGGTGATTTACCGCCGGTCATGGTGGTCTTGACGGGACCCTTGTGCTGGAAGTAGCCGGACTCGATGATCCCGGACTCCTGACCGTCGCGGTACACCGCCCACGGCGGGTCCGGCGCCACCCCGAAGATCTTGCGGAACACGGGGTCCACTTCCCCGTCGTCGTCGGAGTCGATGGGGAACACCGTCTCGGTGATCAAGTCGTCCAATGTGGAGGAGAACAAGTTGATGACACCGTCGATCGCGGTTCCCGTCGGCCCCGAATACCCCGAGTGGTCCTCGAACGCCACGACGACCGCGTTGCGGCCAGGGCGGGCCAAGTCCGCGAACTCGTCGGGGACGATCGCCTCCAACTCCGGGTGCGGGTTGTCCTCGTCCTCAGTGAAATACGTGTACGCGCGGGCCATCACACCGGCGTCTTTCAAGATGTCCACCGTGGAGGTGTGGAAGTCCTGCCACGCCGACGTCAACAACGTCGTCCGAGACTGATCGAACAAGGGGTTGACGAACTGCACCTGAATCGGCCAGTTCGTGGGCAGCACATTCAACAACGCGTCAGGACCGAGCGGGTTGATCCACCCAGCAGGGTTGAAGATGTTCGTCGGCACCGACGCGAACGGGGAGAACGCCCTCAACAGCTGAATCCACAACGTCACCGCGCACGCCGTCCTAGTGTTCGCGGGCAGCATCCACAATTTGATGGGCTGAACTTCCGGCGGAAACAACGGAGTGCTCGCAATCAGAATGTTCTTCAAATGCTCGCGGTTGGAGATCGCCGTCAACTCCACCGTATGAATGCCCGAAGAGTCGCGCTTCACCCCGATGTTGGTGATCTTCCCGCCCCACCGGGTCTTCCACGTCGGCTGCGTCCCGATCGGATCCACACTCAAATGCAGATCCTCTTCGATCCTGACGGCGTTGCGGACGAAGTCCCCCAAGTAGTCGCCGCCGCGGATCACAACTGTCGCTGACCCCGAGTCGGCGGCGATCTCTTCGGTGACGCAGGACATTTCCTGCCCGATCGTCGCCAACTGATTGAGGTTCTTGTCCTGCATCCGGATCAAAGGTCGTTGGCGGGTCGAATCGATCAACGTTTGCCGACGCGAATTCAGATACCGGTACGCCGACATCGGGTCACTGGCCGGCAAAGGGGCCTCCAACGCACCGATGACCTTCGACTGGAAAACCCCACCAACGTTGTGGGCGAAACGCAGTGGCTCAGTCACGCCGGCCTGATGAATCGTTGCGGCAGAAGGACGGTCACACTGCCTCCCGCGGTGTCATGGCGAACCCGCAGGTTCGCGACGGTCTTCGGAGGGATCGGAGAGGTGAACCGGATACCGTTGGCGCGCCGCCACAACGGCAACCCCAACGCCTCCAAGTCGTGGAGGAAGAAATCCAACACCTTCGACGAGCGGATGAACTGGTAGAAGATGTTGTCCACCGGATCCACCGCCCCAGTCAGGGTGCGATGGGCGGGGTCGGTGTCCACCAAGCCGTACTTGTCGGCCGCCGACAACACCGGCAACGCCACAAGTTTGTTGGTCATACCGTCCTGCACCCACGCCCGACCAGGACCGGTGTAAATGAACAGTGGATACGCCGCGAGGTGGCCACGGTTGGCGATGGTGATGGTTTCCTCATCGAAACCGTTTTGCGCCACCGTTTCCGGGTGCGCCTTCCACGTTTCCACCAATGTCCGCTTCGCATACCACGGGTTGACGGCCATGATTTGCATGTCCCACTGCTGCACGTTGTTCTGCATCGCAGCCGGATCCATCTTCACCGTCGTGTCGACGGGTTTCGCCAACTGCACCGCCGCCCAACGCCACCCACCGAACCGGGTGTGGCACCCCAACCAACCTGGGGTGTCGTACGGCCACGCGTTCCACCAGTTCGCCTCAATGTGCCGGTACGCGTCCGACGTCATCTTCAAGGTGGGATTGCGGGCACCGATGACGACACCGAGGTTGATGACCCGTTTGTTGATGTTGGTGCGCTCATAGGTGGAACCCACCTGATAAGCAGCCTCAGTCAACAGTTGTTCGAACGGCAGGTGGTAGGCGCCCTGCAACCCTTGCGATAGGCGGACGCCTTGCTTGCCGGCGTCACGCCCCTCCAGGTCCCACCACGACCCATCAGGGCCGATGTACACCCACCGGGTCGCTTCGGCCTTCAACCGTGGAGGCAGTGATCGCCACTCGAGTCCGGTGTACTCACTGCCCCGGATGAGGCGGGAAGCGCCGCTCATCCCTGCCCCGGAAGGTGCTGCTGAAGAGCGGGCCAACGGGGCATCGACGCCGTCACCGCGCCAATGGTTTGTTGGAACCCTGCCGGGTCCACACCAAGGTTCGCCCCACGCATGTCAATCGTCGGGCCACCCGGGGCGTTCCCCGGGCCAGGTGAACCAGGACCGCCGGGCGGCTTGAACTGTGCGGCATCAAGGACGTTAGGACTGTTGGGGTTTACCGGCATATCCGGCATGCCGGCCTGTTGCCCGGGAAGTTTGATTCCCAAGACGTTCTGCAAAATGCTTCCAAAGATGTCCCCGCCACCACCCTGACCGACTCCATTGACACCGCCGTTGGCGTAATAGGAAGCGGGCATTCCACCGGTCTTGCCGCCTAGGTTGACACCCAGCACGCCGGAAAGCAGTCCGGTGAAGAACTTGGTAATGCCCATGTCCTTCGGGTTCTGCATTCCAGGGAGGCCGAACATCTCCCACAAGTCGCCGCCGACGTCCTGCCCCAACTGCTTAGTAGTGTCCTGGCCCGTCCCGTTGATCTGGCCTGGAGCAGGTGCCGTGTAAATCGGCGCCTGCGGCGTGCCGAGTGGGGCGCTACTGACGCTTACGGCCGACGTCTGGGCGCCGTTGCCGAGAAATTGTTGGGCGGCCGCAATGAATTGCGGAGCCATCGCGTCGGTGATGGCGATGTGGTCATGATCGCCGTGATATCCAGCCTGGCCGGAGTTGTATATCGACCCTGGCTGGTCAATGACCGGAGTGTTCTTCCCGTCCTTGATATTCACCTGCGCACCGGGGCTTGAATTGATCAATTCTGCCAAGTACGGGCCGAAATTCTGCGCCATGAAGTTGGCGAACTGACCTTCCTGGGCGGTCATGTCACCGTTGCCGAAATCGCCGGCCTCGCCTAGGGGGTGATAGCCCCTGTCCTTTGAGTGATCGTCGCGACCGGCGGTGACACTCAACCCAAACTGTTGGGCCAACTGTGCAACGACTGCAATCTGGTCATGGGCTCCCCTGACATCCGGCAGTCCCGACAACGACGGAGACGCCACAGTGGGAACCGCCGGGACTGACGAATAAGGCATCGCGGGGGCTACCGCAGGCGCGGTGGCCGTCGGCGACATCTGCGGCGGTGGAGTACTGCTGGTCGTAACTCCCGGGACCATTCCCTTGGTGATGGTCTCCCACGCACCCAGTCCCTGCGGGGCCTGCCCGGCGTATCCCGTGAAGGCAATCCGGTCCGCAACAATCTTCTGTTGCTCAGGAGTCGCCAAGTTCGCGGTCGGCGCGAACTCCGTACCACCAAACGACCGCCACGTCCCATCAGTGATCTGCAACCCACCGCGGGGAGCACCAGAGGACGTCATGTGACCGCCAGTGTTGTCATTGCCCCAATTGCCGTTTGATTCAGCCTGAGCGACTTTGTCCCAAGCGAAACCGCTGCCCCCAGTACCGGCGCCGACAGTTACAGGCGATTGAGTACCTGGTGCCTTTGGAACGAAACCGGCGCCTTGGGGCAATGCCCCCGTGTCGTGGATGCCGATCAAGTCCTTCAGCGGTCCAGGAAGCTCATCGAGAAAGCCTTTGATGTTCTCAAAGATTGGCTTGATGAAGTTCCATACTTCGCTTACGACGGACTTGATGCCGTTGAAGATCTTCGTCCACATCTGCCCAAATGCATCGAGGGTGTTCATGAACACCGGCAGAATCGTCTTGGCGCCGAAATCAATCAGCTTGACCACATCAGTGAAGACCGACAGGCTCACCTTCAGCGCCGCTGTAAAGACGGGGAGTGCCTCCGTGCCCAACTTCAGTATCTGAGTGATCAGAGGAGCGATTGTGATGAAGAACTGACCCAAGGCCTGAACCAACGGCCCCAGCAAGGGCGCTAGCTGCTCAATGGACTGAGAGAGTGGTCCAGCGATGGCCATTGCCGCCTGCCCCAACACGGGCGCCAATTGCATTATCACTGGGGTCAGCGACGACGCCAATTGGGTAATCACCGGAGCAAGCGCGTTGAATAAAGTCGTCAATGCAGGAGCCAAAGCCCCAACGAACTGCGCGATCAACGTGCCAACTACCGGCAGTATTGGGGTCAATGCGTCGACCAACGCTGTGAACGTGGAAGCCAACGGTGGAATCGCTGGCGCCAACGCCGTCAACGCTTGATCCAGCGCCGAAATGATCGCGGTGCCCAACGGGCCCAAGTCGAGGAATGCTTTGAACACCGTCTTGGTGATGTTCCCCAACAGGCTCATCGCCTGGATACCCGTGGATATCCACTGCTGCAACTGACCGGACGCTGCGGCCTGGGATATGAATTTCGTAAACCCTTGCGCCGCCTCAGTGAACGCTGCACCCAACTGCGGCAGAAAGGCCGATCCGACCTGAGCCAACTGTCCAAATCCCTGCACCAAGACGGGAATTGATGGCATGAACGCCTGGAAGGCTTTGGTTAGATTGTCGAACAAGGACTGCACGCCAGCCAGAGCGGCAGGTGACTGTAGCACTGCGGCGATCTGACCGAACGTTTGGTTCATCGTCGACGCCATGGACGTCATCACCGACGTCAACAACGGCATATACGTTTGCGCCAACGACTTGATCTGGTCACCAACACCCGCGAACAAGGTGTCCTGCACGGAGAACTTCAGCTTGTCCCAAACGGGTTTCAACCCCTGCAGGGTGTTGACGAAAGTCTGCGCTACCGGCGACAGTTCAGCCATCGTGTCGATGACCTTCTGCTGCTGCGAGGACGTCTTCTCCTGCGCGTCACCAAGTTTCGTCAGCGCAGCAACGACCTGATCCTGCGTGGAGAGCAACCGGTTGTTGGCGGCGACGACGTTATCGGCACCATCGACGCCCTTAGCCTGAGCGGTGTTGGCCTTGTCCTGCAGCTCCGTGTTCCGCTGGATCGATTCGTTGTACGTCTGCTGTGCTTGGTCCACCCTCAGCACGGCATCGTTGTAGTCCAGTTGGTCTTTGAACGTGCCCGTCGCCAAGTCCCGGCGAGCCTTCAACAAGTTGTTGTATGCCTGCGCTTCATCGATCTTGCCGCCCTGCAACGACAAGTTGAGGTCGTCAAGCTGTTGGCGGGCTGTCTTGCGGGCGTTCGCAACGTCCTCTTGGGCTTGCGCTTCGGAGCGGATCGCTGACTGGAGTTCACGGGTCGCTCCCGCTACTGCCTCCGTCTTCTCCTTCTGATCCTTATCCGCCGTCTTCGCGGCGTCTCCTACCGCCGTGTAGGCGTCCTTCACCCCCGACAAACCGGTCACCAGAGTGCCCGCTGCTGCACCAGCACCACCCAGTGCGGCGGGGATCAACCCCAGAGCACCCGACAGCGCAGAAGCCACCGGAATGAGGCCGGCGATGCCGACGCCCATCGCTGAGATTCCGCCGCCACCCGCCCCGCCAATGCCACCCAACGAGGTGGTGAGACTGTCGAGACCCGACTTGTCGACATCGACATGGATCTTCGAGTGCCGGTCCCGCGCCGCCTCGTCAATCTCGGCGCGAGCCTTGGCAGTGTCCGCGTCGACCTTGATGGTGGCCTTGGTGTCCTTGAGTTCCCGCTCAATCTCACCGCGCCACCGACGCCCAGCCTCCGCAGCATCCTTGTCAACAGACCTAAACGCTTCCTTGATCTTCGGTGCTATCGCACTAGTTTCGGGAAGTACGGTCACAAAACACGTCGGCGATGGACGCCATGAATTGTTACCTCCTTCCTTCAGGT